ATGGTTTTTGAATGGTTTTTGCTATATTTGTGGTGCAAATTTGGTGCAAATATTTGCACCGCATCAATCAAAATTATGGCAACTATTAGTTTCTACCTTGACACAAGGCGGGCAAAGAGTGATGGTACATATCCTTTAAAATTGAATGTGAGAAACAGAGGTAAATTCCTCTTATCAACAGGGTATTTCTCATATAAGGATAGATGGGACGGTAACGGATACACGAATAGCGAGCCGAACTACAAGACGAAGAACGCCGTGTTGCGTAAGATGATTAGCGACATGGAGAACGTTATATTCCGGCTTGACTTGGACGGGAAAATGAAAGAGATGTCGGATAATGCGTTGAAATCAGAGCTGGAGAAGTGCCTGCCGGGATATACTCCTAAAAAAAAGAAAGTATTTTTTATTGATTACATGACTGAATTTATGAATATGAAAGTCAAGCAGGGGACAAGAGATGTATATACGACGACGATAAATAAGCTAACAACATTCGACCGTACATGCACGTTCGACACAATGAATGTAGATTGGTTGAGACGGTTCGAAAGGCACATGATAGATTCAGGGATGAAAATAAACGCCTATGCCATTCACTTGCGCAATATCCGTGCGGTATTCAACTATGCCATTGACGAAGAAATAACAACCTTATACCCGTTCAGGAAATTCAAGATAAAGAAAGAAGAAACCCGGAAGAGATCATTGACTGTCGAGCAGTTAAGAGAATTAAGAGACTACCCGTGCGAGCCATATCAAGAGCGGTATAGAGATATGTTTATGCTAATGTTTTACCTTATCGGAATCAATGCTGTAGACCTGTTCAACGCAAAGGAATTGGTAAACGGACGGTTGGAGTATCACCGGGCGAAAACGGGGAAATTGTACTCTATCAAGGTGGAGCCGGAAGCAATGGAGATAATCAATAAATATAAGGGCAAAAATTATCTTCTCAACGTGATGGACGAGTACAAGAATCATAAGAACTTCTTACATCGCATGGGCATCGGCTTGAAACAGATTGGCGAATGTAAGCGTACCGGATTGGGAGGAAAAAAGCAAATCACCCCGTTGTTCCCTGATATATCCAGTTATTGGGCACGGCACACATGGGCGACTATTGCCGCAGGTCTTGATGTTCCGAAAGAGACAATATCGGCTGCTCTGGGGCATCAAATCGGATCTGAGGTTACGTCTATATACATTAATTTCGACCAAAAAAAAGTAGATGAAGCAAACCGAAAGGTGATTGACTTCTTGAATAGTGCCAAAGTTGAATAATTGTAAAGTGCCATTAATATATATGTCCTCTTTGTCTTTTTACTATAATTTTGCTATCTTTTTTCATTACCAATCAGATTCATTAGTATTGATGCTCTTTTGGATTTCATTAAATTGCAATTCGATAATATTAATGAGGTTTTCAAAAGCATCTTTATATCTTTTCTCTTCTCTGGATATTTTGTTTAATTTCTTTGGGCTGGCAATTGGATACTTAGAAAGAATGGATGTTTTGCAAATTCTTTGATCTTCTTCAGGATGAATCCAATTCCCTTCTATTTCAATATATTGCGAGATTATGTACTCTACTTTTATCTTTCCATCTTTACAATCTATTCGTAGCGTGTGTGGAACCTCAAAAAAAGTTTCCCTTCCCATCATACTATTTGTCCAAGAAAAAATATTAGAAAATACGCCTTTTGCTATGATAAATCTATTTTCGTCATTTTTTATTTGTATAACATTCTTTACATCTGCATAGGCTTTTCCTAAATAGACCAAAACATTACCAAATAATTCGCTAGAAGATTTATCTATCGACGAATTTATAATTTTAACAAAAGATAGACTTCCGTCATCGTTTATCGTATAATTATTTTGTGACATAACGAACATCGGAAGCAATGCCAATAAAATTAAAAGTCTTTTCATCCTGTTGTATATTGGTTACACGTAGTTATTTCCCTTTCTCTCTATGATGCTATCGCCTATATTACTCAAAAAAAACATTTGAAAGTCCGTATTCTTTTTCAAAAGCACCTTCGCTCAACTCCATCTTGGAAAGTAAAACTTCATCCTTTTTTTAACATTCATTTCAACAATAACCGTTATAACACGGGCTTATTTCCAGTATCTTTGTGTCAGCGTTTGTACGGAACGCGTCAATCAAGTTAGTAATTCAATAAACATATTCTCCAAAACGCTTAGTGAAGCACATTGGTTTGAATGGCGCAGAACCCGTACAATTTGACTGCGCCATTCTTTTTTATATACGGTTTTCAACTGCCCACCGTGCGGGACTTATCACCCCGTGAGATAAAAAGGCGGAGAGTAGAAATAGGTACGGATTTAAATCCTGCTCTGTGTCGAAGGGTTCACAACAGGTAACCAGTGTAGCGAAAGCGACAATCCGTAGGTCGGGAGATGCCTTTCCTGTTTATCTGCTTGGTTTTTCGATCTTTTTCACGCATTTTTGAGCGTGTGATAAGTTTTTAAAAAGCATCGAAAAACAACCCAATTAAATACTGGGAGAAAGAACCCGGTATATCATCTTAGCTCAAATAGCTTTTCATGCCTATATCGCATCTTTGCAAATCCATCCCTTAACGAGGAACATTTTTAAAATATCATCTTTTTCAATCTCAAAAGCCGGACTTTCCTCTTTATTCTCACTTTCGCATAACACACACCCATCGTTTTTGGATGGCTTAATATATTTAATTGTCCTATATCCGCTTTTGGTAACCACAAGGTATATCCGCCCCCATTCGATGAATTTCTCTCGCCACGGCATTAAAAGTACCACCTGTCCGCTCTTTATTACGGGGTACATGGAATCACCGTATGCGTTTATTGCAAACTCGCAATCAGAAAAACCGGGTATGATAATATCTACGAACGACTCATCAGGGTTATCGAGAAATTGTATACCTCCCATACTACCGTTTACGGTTGGGTAATATTTAATGGTTCTACCCAGACCGTGATTGAGAGGCTTTTCTTGTTTATACATATCCCCCCTGCCAGTAAGTATCCACTCTGTATTCCATGTGGGATATATCTCCGCAATTCTCTCTATCTTATTAGGCTGTATGGATTTCCGCATTCCAGATATAAATCCTTGAGATACCCCTATTTCACGACAGAAATCTGAATCTTTAATGCCGTAATCTTTAATTATCTCCTTAAGCCTTTCCTTGACGGTGTTTCCCATGATTTCGTTATTTATACTGTTTCTAAATTATAGCAATGCAATAATATTTTTACGGGATTTTATTGCAAATATTATAGCAATGCAATATATTTGCACTGTAAAACAAAACGGATATAAAAAGGGCTGTCACGGAAGCGCCCGTAATTCTATCAGTTCTGTATGTAAGCGATACAAAGATAGACAGTCCTTTTTAATTATCCAACAGTTTTCTAAATGTTTTACGGCAGATTGCGGCAGCGTGGAAGTTCCCGCAAGTAAAAAAAGAAATTGGTAAATCCTCGTCCGAGTAGTAAGCGAACTTCCACATAACGGCTTACGAAAAGATGGGGATTTCTTTTTAAAAAATGAACTATGGGACGCACTAAGATTCAAGCAAGGGTAGAGCCTGTGCCGAAAAGGTGGCTCAACAAGCAAGAGGCGATGGCGTATCTTGGAGTAGGGGAAGACTACTTAACGAAGCTAAGGAATAACGCAGAGGTTTCTTTCTCACAGGACGGACGGATGATATGGTACGAACTTGCGAGCCTTGATAGATTCGTACTAAAAAACAGGGTGGTATGATACGAAAAGATGACATGATGCGGAAGTACCAGATTGAGCAAGGGTTGAACGCTCTGTACAAGGATATAGAGAGAATCAACGGGATGGATGAAAAGGACGTATGCGATCGGTACAACGTGGATAGTAAGGAAGAGATTGTAGAGGTGATACAGGAAGAGATAGAGAGTTACGAATCGCTATTGAGCGAGATTGAAGACTACGAACCTAACTACGAAAAGACAGCAGACAAACCTTTCATTGTCTGGTAGCCCGTTGACGAAAGAGCGGCATCCGTGAGCGAGACACGGGCGGGCACAAATGGATAGTTCTTTGACTTATTGTAAAGTCTGTTACGGCTAAAAATATAACCCGTAACATAAACGACAATCATATTAACGCACATAAGCAAGTAGGAGCTTGCGAGCTGTGCAATGTTTAACGATTAATAGAAAACACCGCAAAATCGTCTTTGAGCAGTAAGCATACGAGGTAGGCGTTCGTACTGTTTTCGACACATATAATCCCGTGGCTTACCTAACTTTAGTTAAGCAGTAAAGCAACCATCGGAACGCTCACGGGAACGAACTTTAAAATTCATAGTTATGATAAAGAAATTTTTGACAAGGTTGAAAATTCGGAAACGACAATCTTTTTTCATTCGTCTTTACCTAAAGACACTTAAGTATTCGGGCGAACGCCCCGAAACTGCACTTGATACCGCTTGCGATGTATACTATGTTTATTTTGGTAAAATACCGACTTCCGTGTTAGAAAAACTCCGCAAAGAGCGGGATTATCCTTAATGAATATATCCATATTAGTCGGATGCGCGACAGCAATCGAAAATCCAACTTCCTAATTTTATCATTATGAAAAAAAGAACTCGCAGATCTCATTCCTCACAATATAGAAAAACGAGGAACAATGTTCACAAAGGGTTCTCCACCGAATTTTTGAAAAGCGATGAAGGTAAAGAGTTGTATTCTCGACTTCAAACGACAATTACAGATTACCATTTCCCTCCTTCGTGTTTATCAAAGATACTCTGTTCAATAATTCAAAAAATCCGTCTATTTTAATAGTTATGATAAAAAAAATACTACGCTACGTTCAACAACGCAGGGAAATTAAACTCCGCAAGTGGTGCGTGTCACAAGCGGCGAAAACAGATTGTAATGGTTACGACTTACCTTACATTGCCTATGATGTTTACAAATGGGTTATAAAGGGCAAATAATCATTTAAGCTCAATCGGTATATTGAACTTAATCTTAGATAGAGATGTTTGCTGTGTTTCGCTATCTCCCTTAGCACCTATTGTCAAAGCACCTAATAGAACGCCAATGCCTCCATGAGTACCGTCTTTTACGCCATCAGTGAGAGAAACCTCAAATTCCAAGTTTGAAATCATGGTCGCATTAGCACTTGGGCCCGGTGCGTTTTTTACATAAGGGATTCCATCTGAAACGATTCCTCCTGACGGAAGTACAGATTTGCCTGTAACCTTTTTAGCATCTGAAATTCCATCGTAAATATTTACGATTACGCTTTTTACAAATTCATTCAACTCCATAATTCTTAATTTTTAGTATTACACCTCAAAGTTAAGAAAATCCCCCAATATAACGAGATGTTGCCGACCGAATCGGTTTGGGGGAACAAACCAACACTAATTATTATGAGACTGAAACCTGTTATATTATTAGGATGCTGGATATTATCATCCATCGTCTTTCTGTCCGCTATGCTATACAGCGTATCACATGCGGAGCTTACAACAACGTTGTTTGTGTCTTTCTTTTTCGCAGCCTACTATTCAGTGAAGGTCGAGAAGCGGAAAGACGAGATTAACCGATTCTTTGAAAGATAAGTTGTTCATGATAGGAACCTTTGGTTAGGGTTTTTCGGTGTGCGGTCTGTGAAGATAGCGCACCTTTTCACTTAATACAGAAAGTTATATAACCATTAAAACATACGATTATGAGTTTATCGACAACAGTAGGACAATTGAAATCCCTATTAAGTGGGGAGAGTGTAAAATCAAGATTCCATGAAATCTTGGGGAAGAAAGCTGCCGGGTTTACGAGCAGTATTATATCAGTAGTTAATAGCAACAGCTTGTTGCAAGTAGCCGATCCTCAATCTGTACTGAATTCAGCAGTTATTGCCGCTACTTTAGATTTACCAATCAATCCCAATTTAGGGTTCGCTGCAATTGTGCCGTACAACGACCGCAAGTCGGGTAAATGTATCGCTCAATTCCAGCTTATGTATAAGGGATTAGTGGAGCTTTGCCTACGAAGCGGACAATTTGCATCCCTCATTGACGAGGTAGTATACGAGGGACAGATTGTCAAAAAGAATAAGTTCACCGGAGAATATATCTTCGATGAAGACGCAAAAACATCCAACAAGGTTATAGGCTATATGGCTTATTTCCGCCTTGTAAACGGATTTGAGAAGACATTCTATATGACATCAGAAGAGGTTACCGCTCACGCTAAAGCCTATTCTCAATCCTTTAAAAGCGGATACGGGGTGTGGAAAGACAACTTTGATATCATGGCGAGAAAAACCGTATTAAAGCTCCTTCTTTCTAAATACGCTCCAAAGTCCATAGAGATGCAACGTGCAATCACATTCGACCAAGCAGCTGTAAAAGGAGATTTAACAGAAACGAATGTAGATGAAGCTGAAATAGAATACATAGACAACGAATCCGGCTCCGACAAAATCAAACAGGCGGCAGAGGATGCGGTTATTCAATCCCAACAGAAAACCCTGTTATAATGGAAGCCCAGCGTACATTAGATTGGTATCGTGCGAGGCTTGGGAACGTGACAGGTTCCCGTGTCTCCGATATCATGAAATCAGGAAGAAAGAAAGAGGGTGTGTTCGGTGATACGGCAATGACTTATATCTATTCACTTGCCGCAGAAAGGGATATGAACCCCATCATTCTTGATGACGACATAGCATTCGAAGAATACCTCGAACAAGTCAATGTCGAAACCAAAGCAATGAGATGGGGAACGGAGCAGGAAGAGAACGCACGCTCTTTCTATGAAAGAGTAACAGGTAGGCGGATAGTCGAGGTCGGTTCATGCAAACATCCGACAATCGAGCACTTCGCAAGCAGCCCTGACGGTTTTTTTTATGACGAGGACGCAAAAGAGAAAGGTGTTATTGAAATAAAATGTCCCTCACAGGCTGTCTTCATGCGATATGCAGCGAATGTATCCGACAATGAAAGCTTGTTGAGAACGGAACCAAAGTACTTCTATCAGTGTATGGCTCATATGATGTGCACAGAGGCTGATTGGTGCGATTTTGTTGTATTCAATCCCTTTCAGTCGCACCCTATGCACATTGCGAGGATATACCCTGATTTGGGCGTATTCAAGGAAATGGAAAGCCGTATAATACAAGCGGATGAACTAATCAACTCCCTAATAAAAAGATAACTTAATTATGAGTAATTTGTATGGTTCGCTCTGCGTGAGCGACATTCCCAAAGAGCTTTTCAAGAAAGCTGAAAACGGTAAGATATACTTGAATATCGCCGTGATTGAGAGAAAAGAAGTGTCCCAATTCGGGCATACGCATTTCATTTCCTGCGCTCCGAAGCAGGAAGAGCGCAAAGAGGGTGTCAACTACTTCTGCGGCGATATGAAGACATTCGCCCCGAAAACTCCCACCCCCGAACAGGTAGAACAGGCTCCTCCTGCACCTATAGACGACCTCCCCTTTTGATGTATGCAGTACGATGGAAACAATCCCCTGCATGTAGAACAAGCACGTACACGACTTGAACAGCTTATCAAGAATAAGAAAGTGTTCGAGTTGACAGAGAAGAAGCCTAAGAGAGGTTTGTCACAGAACAGGTATCTGCACACTATCTTGGGTTTCTTTGCTTGTGAGACAGGCAACACCCTTGAATGGGTGAAGCAACAATACTTCAAGAAGCTGGTGAATCCTGCGATGTTCATCCGGGAAAAGGAAGATAAGTATTTGGGCACAATCAAAGTGCTTCGCTCTTCTGCCGACCTTGATACTGCTGAAATGACAACCGCAATTGAGAGGTTCAGAAATTGGGCAAGCGCAGAGGGCATATATTTGCCATCCCCCGATGAAGAGAGGATACTCCAACTTATGGAAATAGAGATAGAACGTAATAAGCATTACTTATGAAAATCGAACTCCGGGCACAGTCCTACAAAGCAATCATTGAGCTCTGGAAGCCATGTGCCCGGAGCCGAGAAACGACAAAGAGTATAACAGGCAGCGCAGGTTCAGGCTTGCGTTGAAAGAAATTAAGAGATATGGAAAAACAAGAATTAAAAATCAACGTGCCGATTCCTGATGGGATGGTATTAAAGAGTGTAAGAAGCGAAATTAAAGACGGTACAGTAGTGATTATCCCCGAATACGAAGAGAATCCGAAGTATAAGGATGGTGACATATTGGCGTTGTCGGATGGTTCTGTCCTTATCTACGATCCGGACAATTCTAAATTAACCTGGAATATTGGGAATAATTACTACGCTGCGATAAGAAATGACTCCTCTTTGTCAATAAATAACAGAAGAGATTCCTCTTCATTTTTCGGGATCTGTAATGATATACGAGGTTTCGCCACCGAAGAAGAAAAACAGAAACTCTTTGGCGTTTTCGCTAAAAACGGGTATAAATGGAATGCGGAGACAAAAGAACTCAAAAAGGTTTTGCCACGAGCTGCGAAAGGTGAAATATTCTTCACGTTCAGCGGATTCTTCGACATCTACCAAAATAAGGAAAAATGCGACCTTTTGTGTGACCTCTATTACAAAGCAGGCAACTACTTCCTCACCGAAGAAGAAGCTAAGAGAGCGGCGGACAAGGCTAAGGAAGCTATTAAAAGATAGAGTTTATGAGCATCAATTGTTCGCTTTCAATAATGAACGACAAGGTGGAGGTGGAAATGAGGGCTGTCTCCGCCTTGAACAAAGTTAAAGAAGAAGAGAAGAAACACATCGGGCGTATGGTGACATTGAGAACGACAAACGGAGTAATCAAGACCACACGACCAGAGATTTATAAACATTTAATTAGATAACAATGAAAGATTATTTTTTGTGCAAAATCCGCTACGAGAAGACAATGGAAAACGGAATGCAGAAGAAAGTAACGGAGCCTTACCTCGTAGAAGCTTTGAGTTTTACAGAGGTGGAGGCACGGATTATCGAAGAAATGACGCCGTTTATCACAGGTGAATTTGCTGTTTCGGACATAAAACGTACCAACTACAGCGAGCTATTCCCATCTGATGAGGAATCAGCCGATAAATGGTATGAGGGCAGATTAGCCTTTATCACGCTTGACGAGAAGAGCGGGAAAGAGAAACGTACATATACCAACGTGCTTATTCAAGCGTCCGACATTCAGGATGCAATGAAGAAGCTGGACGAGGGTATGAAGGGGACGATGGCGGATTACCAGTCCATATCGCTGAAAGAAACGGCGATTATGGATGTGTATCCGTACATTGGACGATAACAAGGTCGGGCTTTGCAAGGCGCACCTCCACTCTGCATGGTGGAGACGGGGCGGACGCAAACAGGCATGCAGAGTAGAATATCGCCCATCGGGGTTCGATTCCCCGAAGTCCACGAATGAAGTATCTTAAGAAGGCTTCATAGAGGATGCCGCCGAGTATGCAAGCATAGGCGGAATAACATCCTCGCCCAACGGAATATAGTGTAATGGCAGCACAATAGATTTTGAATCTATTAGTGGCGGTTCGAGTCCGCCTGTTTCGACTAATTAAAACAATTGAGATATGAATAAAATTTACACATTATGCCGTTCCGTAGAGGAATCCGATGCGCTTGGGCATTTTATTATGAGAAAAGGATATGAGGGTGTGCAGAATGATAGTTACAGGTATTGCAGACTTGAGATAGAATGGGCTATTAAGGAAAATTCAAGACATTACAGAAACTACTGCTTCGTTGGAGTAAATGGCTGCCAAATGGTGGTCGGTAAAAACAAAAAAGAAATGAGGCGTAAAGGCTCTTATAAATACATTGAAAAAGAGCGAATGTTTAGAATGTTGTTAGGAATACACTGAATGCACTACATCAAAATAAAAAACAACACAATTTAAGTAGATTGTTGGTGCGATAGTGTAATGGAGCATTACGGACAGGGACGAGACGCAACGGCAGTTTATCGAAATTGTATCGGGCGCAAGTGAGACGGGATGCCGTAAATGCAGGTTCGAATCCTGCTCGCATCACAAATTAATAATTAAAACTTATACGTAATGATTAAAGAAGCATATTACTACAACAACACCGAACTGTTATGCGAAAAGTAAGCACTAAGCAAGCCGCACGCAACAGAGAGGTAGCAAGAATTAAGTCTAAGCTACCTCTTTTTTGTGCCATCTAAGATGTAAACTTAAAATCAAATTATATGAAAACAAATCAGGAAATGGTTCGCAAGATGGGGACATTTAATGTTATCCAGCGGACAAAGGACGGTATGTTCAACGCTACAGAATTACTCAAACAGTGGAATAAGAATAATGGTCAGCAAAAACAGATGGTTCATTATACCGATAATGCTTCCACGAAAGAGTTTATAAACGCCTTGCTTATAGAGGAATCTCTTAAAGAACGGAATTCCGTTGTTATGCAATCGAGAGGGAAAAAGGGAGGTACTTGGATGCATCCACTACTTTTCATAGACTTTTGCATGTGGTTAAATCCGGGATTCAAAGTAAAAGTTTTGAAATTCGTATCTGATGAAATGATAAAGTACCGTAATGAAGCCGGAGATGCTTACAAGGAATTGAGTTCCGCAGTAATGAAGATAGTCCCAAAAGACTTCATGCCGAAAGCTATGCAGAAAATCGGAGAAGCATTGAACTGGGTAATATTCAACAGCCACGAGAAGCAGATGCGGAATAAGCATGGAGAAGAAGCCAAACAACGGGAACTGTACCAGCTTGAGAAAAAGCTGGCAGACCTAATCAATGAGGGATTTATCCCAACCTATGACGGTTTGATTAATTATCTAAGAAACCAGTATCACAAGAGGAATAACCCTCGAGTATTTTTAACGAAATCAGCATGAAACAAACAAAGTTATTCAACCGGATATGCCGCTTCGATGAGGGGGCGGCAAGGAGATATTTCAGATTATAATAAATTACGATATGAACGAAGTAAGATTTTTCATAACGAGCAATTCGGGCAAGTTCGGGTTGCAATGAGCGAGAGTAATGAGCCATTGTTCTGTTTGGCGGACGTGGCAAAATCCTTAGGTTACTTAAATCCTGCAAAGGCTGTTATAGACCATTGCAAGGGGGTTACTGTTTTGGAAACCCCTACACCGGGAGGTATTCAACAAATGAAATACGGCAAAGAGAGTGAGGTGTACCGATTAACAATGAAGTCCAACCTGCCGAACGCTGAAAAGTTCCAAGATTGGGTTTGCGATGAAGTGCTTCCGTCCATTCGTAAGCATGGGGCGTATATGACAAGCGATACGATTGAAAAGGCTCTGACATCTCCCGATTTTCTCATTCAGCTTGCAACCAATCTAAAAGAGGAGAAGCAAAAGCGCATTGAAGCTGAACAGAAGATACAGCAGGATGCTCCAAAGGTGTTGTTCGCCAAAGCGGTGGAAACCTCTCAACGCAGCTGCCTTGTGTCCGAACTCGCAAAGATACTCCAACAGAACGGGGTGAGCATCGGGCAAAACAGGCTGTTCCAATGGTTGAGGAACAATGGTTATTTGTGTTCTAAAGGTCAGTACTACAACCAGCCTACCCAAAAGTCAATGGAGTTGGGATTGTTTGAAATCAAGCAGACAACAATCAACAAGCCCGATGGGACGATACTCGTCTCTACGACTACAAAGGTCTCGGGTAAAGGACAAATCTACTTTGTGAATAAGTTCTTAGGTAAGGAGGTAGCATGAAACAAAAATACTTCGCAAGGAAAATCAAGAACGCATTCGGAGTATTCGACAGCAAGACCGAATACGAACGCTTCCTGTATTTGAGATCAATGCAAGACAGAGGCATAATACAAGGGCTACAGCGGCAAGTAAGCTTCGAGATAATACCAAAGCTTGTCAAGATGGTAAAAGTGCCGCTAAAGACAAAAATAAAGCTCGTTGAGAGGGTGGATGAGCAGGCAGCACATTACACCCCTGACTTCTGTTATTACAGAGATGGGAAATACATCATCGAGGAAGTGAAATCGAAAGGAACGGCTCTTGCAAGAGATTATCCCTTACGCCGTAAGCTTATCAAACAGCTCATCGCCCGGCACAATCAATCTGTCGGGAGTGAGGAATGGGTATTTAACGAAATCAAAAGCGTATGACATACAGGTTAACAGCACGTGCCTTTCCCAACGGAGAGGTATGGTTCTTTGAAAAGGAAGTCAGAGAAAAATATGGAACTCTTCGCCTGAAATTACGAAACAAATAATAATCGCAATGGACGGATTTATAAAACTAAGCCGCAAGTTCTTCTCGAATGATTTGTGGAATGAAGCCCGGACTTTTAGCGCTTGCGAAGCGTGGTTAGATTTAATACAATCAGCACGATTTGAAGCAACGCCACGAAAGGTGAGTATCGGAGGTCGAGAAGTAATCTGTGCACGTGGGCAATATCCTGCATCTATCAGGCATTTAGCCAAGCGATGGAGATGGACGGAAAGAAGAGTGCGAACCTTTTTATCTCATCTGAAAAAAGAAGAGATGATAACTATTCAAGTGGAGCAAGGAATAAGCTTGATTACTCTTTGCAAATACGATGAATATAATTCGAGTGACACAGCGAACGACACAGTAAGTGACACAGCGAACGACACAGTAAACTCGTTAACAATCAGCCAATTGCAACCCGAAGTGACACAACGAGTGACACAGCCGTTGACACAGCAAGTGACACACCCTATTGCAACGGCTGATAAAGTGCCCGGTGAGGCGGCAATTAGTGCAGCAAGTGACACAGTAAATACTCTGACAATCAATCAATTACAGCGGCAAGCGACACGAGGAACAGGAAGTGGCACAGATAACACGCTAAAAAACAGCGATTTAGGGGATGAAGCGACACAAATACAAAGAAAGATATTATATAATATACTTGATAATAATAAAAAGAAAGAAACTACTCCTAAAGGAGTAGCAAAGAAAGAAAATCTTTCTTTGTCCCGGAAAGTTGAGAGGGTGGACTATAACGGATTGATGGAATACTATAACGAAACTTTCAAGGGCAAGCTGTCACAGATAGCATCCATGAGCGAAAATCGGAAAAAGGCTGTAAGGGCGCGAATCGCCGAATACGGGAAAGAGTCCATACGGACAGTGTTTCAAAATGTGCTAAACAGTCCGTTCCTGCTCGGGCACAACGACAGGAATTGGAAAGCTGATTTTGATTGGATATTCAAACCTGCAAAATTCACAAGAATATTAGAAGGGAATTACAATGGGAAACGAACTGATACTGCGGCAACAAGAAGAGAATCGGTTAGCCGCCTTAAAAACATCGCCGGAGCAATATTGCAAGGCTCTCAGCCCGAAGACGTATGATGATGTGTTCGATAGCCACGAGCCGTCAATCGTGACGATAAAGATGAGATACGGAGAACTGAACGCTCGTGCGGCTGTCGCATATCTCCTTGCCGACGCTTTAGAATTTTTCAACGCAGGGGAAACAATGTCGGATACACAGGTGGCAATGACGGTAGACCTGATAATCGAGGAATACCCGCACCTTAAAACTGACGACCTTAAACTCTGCTTTAAGAATGCGATGAAGCTAAAGTACGGGCAAATATACAATCGGATAGACGGGCAGGTGGTATTGTCGTGGTTGAAGAAGTATAATTCAGAGCGATGCTCTATTGCTGACAACCAGTCATACAAAGAGCACAGGCTTTTAATTGAGTCTGACAGCAAGCCTACTTCCGGGATGTTCTACGAAGAATACAGGGCGGAGCTTCAAGAGAGAGCGAGAAACGGCGACAAAGACGCTGTTACAGCTCTGGAATTATCAGACAGGATAAGCAACATGATTCAAGAACGCAGAGTTGAAAGGCAGAAGAAAGATTTGAATGCGTTTTACAAAAAATTGGAATCTGAAAATGAAACTGACAATCAAATGGAACAAGAAAGCCACACCCGACATCATGGAGCGGATAAGGAAGAGGTTTAACCTGTCCTCTTACATATCCGTCAATTGGGAAACTCCGGGAGAGTTCAGCGAGTCCGATTTGCCGGACTTGGAAAAGGTGGCTGATTTGGGATACATAGAAATTAGAAGAAAATGAAACGAGAGATATTCTCTTATGCCGTGATTGCGATAGCTTTTGCGGCATTTTTATATGCGAGAAAATAACCGAGTGGTTTATAATGAAAATGATATGAGACATGAACGAATATATGGATTTTTTAGAAAAAAAGAAGAAAAATATAGCCAATAGCGGGTTTGAAGTTTTGGAAAACGAATTAAACGAGAACCTATTCCCATTTCAGAGATATTGTGTAAAAAGAGCATTAAGCGCGGGGAAGTTCGCGATGTTCGAAGATTGCGGTCTTGGTAAGACCATACAACAACTTGAATGGGCAAAGCAGGTAACCGAACACACTCGTATGCCTGTGATAATACTTGCTCCTTTGGGGGTTGTTCCACAGACCATCCAAGAGGGTAATAAGTTTGGGTATTCCGTTAAAGAGTTAGGACTTACAGTATTCGACCAAGACCTATCACCCGGAATCTATATAACTAATTATGACAACATGGATAACATTGATTGCTATCTATTTTCGGGGGTTGTACTTGACGAAAGCTCTATTCTGAAAAACTTCGATGGAAAAACAAAGGGAGCTATTATTAGAGAGTTCAAGGATACCCCTTACAAGCTTGCATGCACTGCCACTCCGTCCCCTAATGATACAATGGAGCTGTGTAATCATGCCGAGTTTCTTGATGTAATGAGCAGAAACGAGATGCTTGCTATGTATTTTGTGCATGATGGGGGATCTACGTCTTCGTGGAGATTGAAAGGGCATGCCGAGCAGTCTTTTTGGGACTTTGTATCGACGTGGGCGGTGATGCTATGCAGCCCGTCTGATATAGGATTTGACGGATCAGGGTATGTTCTTCCCAAGCTTAACATAGTCGAGGAGATGGTAGAAGTGGAGAAAAGAGATAACGGAATGTTGTTCAACGATGTAGCCGTATCAGCAACTTCTTATCATTCTGAACTTCGAGATACGATGAATGAAAGGCTTTCTCGCGTAGCGGAGATTGTAAATAGTTCAGATAAGGAGTTCATTGTTTGGATAGGTCATGACGAAGAGGGAAAGATACTGAAGCAATTGATTCCCGGCGCTGTGGAAGTGAAAGGAAGCGACAGCAAAGGGTATAAAAAGGATAGGCTTTTGGGCTTTGCAAAGGGGGAATTCAGGGTTCTTATTACAAAGTTGAAGATTGCGCAATTTGGGCTGAATTATCAGAATTGCAACAATCAGATATTCGCTTCACTTGACTTTTCATTCGAATCCACATATCAAGGAATAAGGCGGTCCTATAGGTTCGGTCAGAAGAACGATGTTAATATCTACCTTATTACAACAGACACAATGCAGAATGTTCGTAAATCATTCGATGAAAAACAAAGGCAGTTCAATGAAATGCAGAAGGCCATGAGCATGGCCACTAATCGAAATGTGAATAGAAAAATAAAACTTATGAAAACAGAATCGAAAAAAATGTATGAGTCGGAATCGTGTAATATCCGGCTTGGAGATTGCGTACAATTGATTAAAGATGTGCCGGATGATAGTGTAGGGTTCTCCATATTCTCACCGCCTTTTGCCGAGCTTTATACATACTCTGATAAACTCGAGGATATGGGAAACTCAAAAGATTACAAGGAGTTCTTTACCGCATTCCGGTTCTTGGTAAAAGAACTATATCGGGTTATGTGGAGCGGGCGTAATGTGGCTGTACACTGCATGGATTTGCCAATACAGAAAGGAAAGGAAGGATATATAGGCTTCGTGACTTCTCCGGAATGATACTGGACGCATTCACGGATGCCGGATTCATCTATCATTCCCGTGTAACCATTTGGAAAAACCCGGTAACAGAGATGCAGCGTACAAAGGCTCTTGGCTTCTGCATAAGCAAGTGAAGAAAGACGCCGCTATGTCAAGGGTTGGTATTCCGGATTACTTAATGGTTTTTCGTAAACCGGGAGAACATAAAAACCCTGTGCGGTGCAACATATCCGTAGATACGTGGCAGAAATACGCATCCCCTGTGTGGATGGATATAGATTATTCCAACACACTTAACGGGAATAAGGCTCGGGAAGAGAAAGATGAGAAGCATATATGCCCATTGCAACTCGAAACTATCAATCGCGCAGTAACATTGTGGAGTAATGAAGGGGATACCGTGCTAACCCCATTTCTTGGTATAGGTTCGGAAGTGTACCAATCAATTAAGCTTGGACGGATTGGAATTGGGTTTGAATTAAAAGAAAGTTATTTTAATGAAGCAATAAAAAACTGCAAATTGGCAGAATTTGAGAGCCAACAAAAAACATTATTCTAACATGCAAGGAAGTAATGAACTGAATACACGGACGAACATAGTATTCGTCCTTACCGATGTCCTTGAGACAAACTTAATGGACATGGAGAATGAGTACAGGAAGCAGGGGTTCGGGCTAAGGCACGACACGAAGCGCAACTACAATACCGCCATCGCTTCAATCAAGAAGATTAAGCGGGATGTAGACCATTGCAGCCAAGAGACACAGGAGAATTTCGGGAATGATGCCGATGTGGTGAACGCCCTGTTATTGACGCTCATAGACAGATGCGGGGATGACGACGAACTTGCGTTCAAGTTCTACAACTATATAAAATCGTTCCCTTCGAAACTAAAGTTGAACTTAAAGATGGATGATGCCTTTGCTCATCTGTTTGAAAAATGAAATACTTGATACTAAAGCAGGAAATAATCACGGGTGATTCAAAGCTGATCATCCGTGAGAACGTAGAAACCTCCGATGTCGAGGGATTCAGAAAAGAGATTAAGATGGCAATGCGTTGCGACAGGGTGTTGTTGACGTATTGCGAAGTTTAATTCAAAACAATATAAAAAAGAATATTATGGCAAAGATTTATGTAGCAAGTAGTTGGAGAAATGTATTTCAACAGGACGTTGTAGCTATTCTCCGTGATTTAGGACATGAGGTATACGATTTTAAGAATCCCCCTCATGGAAATGGTGGATTCCAATGGTCTGATATAGATCCAGATTGGCAGAACTGGACAACGGAGCAATATAGAGAAGCGCTTAATCACCCAACTGCACAGAAAGGTTTTGATTCAGATTTCAACGGTATGCAGTGGGCTGATGTCTGCGTTATGGTTCTTCCTTGTGGCCGGTCAGCTAATACGGAAGCTGGCTGGATGAAAGGTGCAGGTAAGAGGGTGATGGTTTATTCTCCGAAAAAGGAAGAACCGGAACTTATGTATAAGATATACGATTTTGTAAGTGATAACATATTTCGTATCAACGATAAGATAATTGGAGTATAACAATACAGATATGAACGATGTGCTATTCAAAAAAATAAAAAGAGCAAATTGTAAATACGCTGAATACTTATCAGCTTGCGATGAAGTAGCTAAGGCTGCTCAAAAACATATAAATTGGAACGATAACGTAGGTTGTGCCTATATGCCGAGCGACGGTCTTTGTGTGGAGATTGAAGCCAATGTTTGCCCGGCTACAAGATTCTTTGAGCTACCTGAACTTATCGGTGATGATATGATTGATGAATACACATATAGAACCAATTGTATTTAATTTAAATCAAAACAAAAATGAGCAAAACGAAAAAGATATTAGACGCTTGTTGCGGAAGCCGGATGTTTTGGTTCGATAAGCACAACCCTCTTGCGATATATGTGGATAAGCGTTCCGAAACTGTTACGGCCAAGGACCGGGATAAAATAAGGACTATCGAAATAAAACCGGACGTAGTAGCCGATTTCACCAGCTTACCGTTTGAAGACAATTCTTTTTATATAGTTGTTTTTGACCCTCCGCACCTTAAGACACTTGGAGAAAAATCATGGATGGCAAAAAAGTATGGTAAACTTTCAGATGATTGGCGGGAAGTCATAGAAAAGGGCTTTAATGAGTGCATGAGGGTTTTAAAGCCTAACGGAACGCTCGTATTCAAATGGAACGAAAGCGAGATAAAGGTATCTGATGTATTATCCCTTATTCCTTACAGGCCCTTGTTCGGGCACACGACGAAGGCAGAGTAAGACGATGTGGATGTGCTTCATGAAAGATGCAGATAATAATATATAATAGAATAGTATGAGTAACAATTTAAAAAACGCAATCTGCGCATTCATTGCGTGTATAAGCGCCTACTTATACGGAGTATCAGAAACTAATTCATGGTACATAATCAGTAATAAACCTTCGGAGGATGTATCTATGATTTCAGAAATGCTATTTGTTCTTTTTGCCGCATTTTTTATATGTAGATTTTTTATTGAAATATCCGATTGGGATTAATGAAAAGAAAGATATGAATAAAGATAAAATGATTAAATGGATAGCTAGCCGTAACGTTGGCTTATCTTCAAGAACAATGTGGGGTGCGCTAATGGGAACCAAGTGTGACGGAAGCGATTACCCACGTGATGTAGATGACTTTTCACGCTGTTACTCCCTCTACGTGTTTTGTGAGGTTTCCAAAGAAGATTTGGAGCGAGTTGCAGCCGTTTATCCTTATTGGAAGCCTATTGTAGAACGTTGGGATGAACTCTGTTCAATGTACGAGAAAAGAGACTACGGGGGCATCTATAAGGCTTTAAGCTCAATGCGCGAAAGGATTATGGGACTAAAGAATCTGGATAATGTTGGACTTAAATAAATTAGAAACAAAACTCAACGAAGCTCTTGAAGAAGAAACGGTAGAGAGCATTAAACTCTGGGTGAATATGAACAGAATAATTAAAACAGTATGCTCCCACTTCTCGATAACGGAAGGGAAGCTAAAGAGAAAGACAAGAAAGAGGGAGGTTGTACTCCCTCGACAGGTCGCAATGTATCTGGCTGTCAAGCATACGGAGCTATCTACTGATGAGATAGGTGGTTCTCTTGGTAAAAGCCGTATGACCGCTTTATACAGCTTCTACAAGATTAGAGACCTTATGAAGATTGATAAGCAGTTGGAAGAACAAGTAAAAGATATGGAGGAAGAACTATATGGAAGATAAACTAATGACTGCGGTTATTGCATGCTTCGCCGCAGGGGTAGTGTTTGGAGCGTGCATAGGACTACTAATAGGAATAATGTTATGAAAAAGAAGATGTACATAAGCCTGCCGATAACAGGTCGGCAACTCGATGAAGTAAGGGAATATGCGGAGAGCATGAAACTTCATTGGGAGAAATTGAGATACGATGTGATTACTCCGTTTGACGTATCGCCAGACCCTGATAAGCCATATTCATTCCACATGGGCAAGTGCATTGAAGCATTGCTTGAATGTGATGAAGTCTACTTCTGTTTGGGTTGGCAACGTTCGAAAGGGTGTATGGCGGAATTTGAGATTGCGAAAATTTATGGTAAGGAAATATTAATCGGATAATTTATGACACACAAAGAAGTTTGGAAGGCTCCGTTTAGAACGTCCTTCCCGTATATTTTTACCTCTAATGGTAAAATGGCATTAACTATTTACGACGATAAGGCAAAAAGACTCTTAGATACAATCTGTTCTATTTTGAATGGTAAAGGAGGGACTATAAAAACTGTTGAACGAGAAGACGCTATTACTTTCTTGGTAAACGGTAGCGTATTGGTGGTACGTGGTTGGGGTTATCTCACAGGTATCGGAGGGCTGAACTTGCCCGAAGAAGAAGCGGCTAAAATACAAGACGAGTTTTCCGACTGGATATACGAAATCTTAAAAGCCCATGTGTTATGAGACAAACCGTTGAATCCGCCTCTCTGGAGTACTTTAACAAGAACTCCAAGTACCGCCCGGAGATGGAGGAAGTTGTCCGCACGGCCTTTGAGGCGGGTGCGGAGTGGAAAGAACAAATTTTAAACAACCAACAAAAAATAAGAAACCATGAAAGTAGAAATCAAAACAACAAGAGAGGTTGATGTAAAGTATCTGAAAGTAGATGCAGGTGTACGGTATTTTGAAGACGCCGAAGTAAACGGCGAAAGAGATATAGACTTTTGCGAAAGCAAAGGGCAAGGAGTTCCCAAAATTCCCTGCGTGGTAAAAGTTAAAGAAGAACCGGAGAGAAATATCTATTCTGACCATTACCGCTGGTGCCCGGTTATTAATGTTGAGACCGGGCAAATCGTAGATTGGCCTAAAGGAGTTGATGCGGACATCCACTACAAGGTTTGCGATGACGGAACGTATTCCCTGCTCGATAAGGATAAGAATGTGTTGATAGAAGTTAACAGCTACGTCCCGGACATCCTTTGCCCGAAAGAAGAGGGCTATGGGGATTACATCATTATGGACGTTGACGAGGACGGGTATATTGCCGGATGGAAATGCAACCAACAGCTGATTTGCGGACTAATTGAGGGGGATTTCAATTGAATTGATTAGGGGGATTAAACATGCTGATAGTAAAAGAATATAAAACGAGACCTGAAAGCGATGGTCAGATTTTCGTTGAGCTAACAAGTAATAGAGGGCTTGACGTGGAGAACTGTGACAGGCTTGGATATTGGTGTGATAAGCCACACTTGAAGCACTTTATATTCAATGCGGCTCGAATGTTTGACAACAAAGAGTTGATTGAAATTTTTACGGAAATAATAACAAGGAGGATAAAATAATGAACCTAAATAAATTAAGAGACGAAGCCTATCGCATAGCATGCGAACATGGATTTCATGAAGAAGAACATAGAGACGAGCATTGGCTAATGCTTGTAATAACTGAAATATCCGAAGCGGTAGATGCTGACAGGAAAGGAAGAAGGGCAAACTATAGCGAATTTACTAAAGATATGGAAGAATATAAGGTATTCCTTCCTCTGGAAGAGCGAAAACGGTTATTCAATCTGTACTTCGTAAAATATATCAAGGGAAGTGTAGAAGAAGAGCTTGCCGATGTGGTTATCCGCTTGTTGGACTTTGCAGGATTGAGAGGGATAGACCTTTCCAATGTACCCACTGGTTGCATAGATGGGTCATTCATCTGGCAATGCTACTTCTTGTGCGAAAAGATTTGCCTTTATCGCTATGAGGGAACACTTGATGAAGTTTTGGTTAGAAATGTTATGTCATATGTTTTCTGCATCGCCAAAGGAATGGGAATAAACCTACTTCCCTATGTAAGAATGAAGATGAAGTATAACTCCATGCGGGAATACAAGCATGGGAAGAAATATTAATATAGATAATTAAAGTAGTTATGACACGAGAAGAAATAAGTCAAGCAGCAGAAGAATATGCTAAAAATTACGGATACTTTAATTGCGATACAGGCGACGTGTTTGTAGCTTTCGAGGATGGAGCCAAATGGGCTTTGTCCAATATGTGGCACAGTATTGACAAAGGAGATTTACCGAAAGAAGACGGTAGGTATCTCATCCTAATGAGAAATGGATATCCTTGTGTGGTTGAGTACAAGGATAAGTTTTGGAACGTTATTGGGTATCAGTCGGATGTAGCATATTGGATGGAGATCCCAGAGATTAAAGAGGAAGAAAAGTAATAAAATGGAAATATACGAACCAAAAGGCAGAGCGAGAGAGTATAGCCCCCTCGCTCTAAATTACTACAAAGGGTGTACGCACGGATGCAGATACTGTTACGTGCCTAACATGATTGGCAGGTTTAACTCAAGCTATAATCATGCAGAAGTCAACGCTGATGTGTCTTTCGAAAAGATAGAGAAATCGGCGAAAAAGTTCTATGGATGCGGAAAGCAAATTCTTTTGTCATTCACAGGAGATCCATACTGTGGGGTTTGCCCGGAGATAACTACTGAAGTACTCAAAATATTAAACAAGTATGAGCACAAAGTAGCCATATTGACGAAAGGTGGAAAGAGGTTGCTTAATGATTTTGATATTATAAAATCATTTGGCGACAGAATAAAGGTCGGAGCGACATTTACCTTCGACAACGAGAAAGATTCTAAAGCATGGGAACCCGGAGCAGCATCCCCAGAAGAGAGGGTTGAGGTTCTAAAATTCTTCGCTGATAATGGGGTGAAAACTTGGGCGTCATTTGAGCCGGTTATATTCCCTGAACAATCACTTGCGATGCTTAAGGAAATAGCCCCATTCATTGACCATGTCAAGATAGGGAAGCTCAATAACTATAAAGGTCTTGACAAAAACGTAGATTGGGCTAAATTCATAAAAGATTCAGTCGATATATGCAGAGAGGGGAAGGTTCCCTTTTATATAAAGAAAGACCTTAGGGAGTTTAACAAGGGTGTAGGATTAAGCACCGAAGAAGCTGATTTTGATTTTCTGAATTTATAAAGAATATGATTATGGAATATACCAATGTATGCTTTGAAACAGAAGAAAGAGGATGCTCGGATATGGTTTTTGTAACTATTATTAAATGATTAAGCTATGGGATTTAGAATAAAATTTATGCGTGTTCCAAAAGGTTTCAAATTAAGAAACTCTTTTAAAGACGATGAAGATTATGAGGCTTATTATGATGAATTTGACAAGGTAAGTGAGGATGTAAAACCAGATACTTGCACTAATATATACCACAGAGTTTCGAATGGAAATAATAGGCTTTATACACAAATTGATGAAGATGAAGATACAGTTCTTGGCACTGTTTCAAAAGAGCAGTTATTTCAATGGATTGTAGAAATCAAGAAGATGTTTCTTTCATATTTGGAAACCATTATTGGTGATGACGAGGATAGTCTGATAAGACTAAAAGACTATGTAATAACAAAAAAGCGTAGGTGGAGCTGTCATTGGGTAGGGGTTCCAATATCTATGGAATTTAACCTGAAAGAAGACACAGACATAGATAAAATGCTTGTGTCGGGAAGTTATACTTATGAATATGAGGTTTTTAATTTCATTTCCATTTATAAGAATTTTGACTTCGAGAAATACGAATTAGTAATGTATGGAGGATAGAATTATGCAAGCATATATAAACCAACCCCTATACGCCAAGTGCGTGAGACAGGCGAAAGAAAGCGCATACAATACCACCGATTGGGAAGTAGAGCTATGCGCCAAAGCCTTGTATCAAGCATCGGAGTGGGGACAGACAGTCGAGAAGAAAGAAGAAAAAGCATCGGTAGTGCGCATCCCCAAGATTGCGCCCAAGAGGGAACAGAAAGAAAGAACAAGGGACTATCTTATGAGAAACTCGGAGATAATCAATCAGATGAGAAAGAACGGATGGACTATCGGCAAGGTTGCCGATTTCTTCAACGTCAACTACTCTACCGTGTGCGGGTTTTTGAAGTTCTTGGCAGAGAGCGGGAGGTAAATGATAAGCCGAAGAACTATCCATTAAAAAATGGTCGCATTTTCCCGCATCCCTGAAACTTCTATGCGTCTGCCATAAAACATTTAGAAACTATTGTATTAATAGAAAGGACTGTCTATCTTTGTATCGCTTACATACAGAACTGATAAAAATATGGAAGAAAGAGCTATTGATAGATTACGTGAGTTTGCTAAATACGCTCGTAAAAAAGGGGTTGTCAAGGGCGAGAATTCGTTTGAGGCTTATTGCGGACTATCAAACAGGTACATCTATAACTCTATAAGAAATGGAAGAGGGGCTATTGGAACAGATGTCATAGCTCGTATTGTAGATAAGTTCCCGGAATTAAATGTAAAATGGCTTTGTACAGGCAAAGGGAACATGATCGAATCAGATGTCGACAACAATGCAAACTACAAAGCGGCTTACGAAGGAGCTATGATGCAGATAGAAGCTTTACGCAAAATTATAGAAGGAAACGAACGAAGATGATTATACAAGAATTACAGCGGGCACAAAAAAGGCGCAATCTTCACAGACTACGCCCTTCAATAATACTTGGACTTGATATACAAGTCTGATGCAAAGATAATGATTAAATCCTGAAAAGCAACCTTATTTATCCCAAATTCGAACCCTATCGAGTTCAAATTAAATCACCACTTCCACAAATTGTAGCTCACCCCAACCCCTATATACCAGCCATTCGGATAACCATATCCGGCTTGTATGCCGATGCCAAATCTACGATTACTTAGTCGCTCCTTTATGTATATATTGTTTGTCTGACTGTATATCTCTATACTATCTAAATTAGCCATATATCCGGATACCCAAGCGGTGTAAAGGCTGTCTTTATAAGTCTTTTGCTCGATGGGTATGATAACAGGAACGGAGTCTATCTGCATAGAATCGGCGTGTATGGAGTCTGATTGTATAGCCGGAAGTCTGACTGTATCTCTTCGTATGAATAACACCTTATAGGGTATTGGAATAGTATCACGTACAGTATCTATTACTACAACGGTATCTCGCTTTACTTCGTCAGGATTCGATTGGTGCGGACGTAGGAATAACCATACTATCACACCAATCAATAATCCAACCAATATCCACGGCAAGGTTTTCATAGCCTTTCCTTTAACACCACGTTCTCTACCATCTGAAATACCTTGTCCATCGCTTCTACATAATTGGGAGCGGTGGCATACTTGGAACCTATCCCGTCAACAAGTTTTCTAACAAAAGCTTTCGGATCGTTCCGGCATGTCCATGCGTCCGCATATCCCGGCTTTTTCAGAATAGCGAGATGGTCTGCCAAGCAGTCGGACACAGTGTCGTAATCACGGAACAACCGTTTGACGGTATACTTGTATCTTCGTTCGCCTACCTTGACCACCTGCATAACCTTTTCAGGAGCCTTGAACGTCACATCCGGACGTGAGAAGTACTCGGTAGTGGTAACCAGTTGTACCGCACCTTTCCATGTGCTCCCTTTCGTTATTCCGAATAGGTTGTTACCTATTGCGCTCTTCCCCCAGCCGGATTCCAATGCAGCCTGTGCGGTTACAAACACGGGGTGAATCTCACCCATTTTTTTAGCTTGCGGATAAATCCACTTAACAAATTCATCTACTCTCATATTTCTTAAAAAGTTTGAAATAAATAGTTAAAAGCATATAGCAAGTCTTCCTTGAATTAATAATGCCTTATATTTGTCCCGTTAAATCATTCTATCTATAGGGGTTACATCTCTTTGGTGAATGGCTATCACCACTCGTTCCCCTTAACAGAATAAAGCCCATTGCCCTGTAGCTTTGGGCTTTTTCTTTCGCATCAATAGCCAGATGCGGAAGATGTAGCGACCGCCGCATTGGCGGGTCTGCAAACAGAAAGGAGGTGTAATACTCAATGAAGAATGATTTAACGGAAGACGGAAAAGTTCGCATATTCTGTCGATACATAATTCGAAAAGGCAGAAGAATCTACCCCAAGCGGGCAAAGTTCTTTTCCTTTTTAGTTGACGTGAAAGACCGGAACTGCGCATAACTTGAACGTCAAGGGAGTATTACAGGATGCTCCCATTTTTCTTTATGATTCGCCATCTTCGTTTCTCCTTTTGAAATCTTCATCTTCGCTCTTTTTTACGACCTCTTCCATGTCCTCTTTGGCGACATGGAGCGTCCTGTTGAATACTAATGTTATCGCTCTCCCCAAGTCGATGTCGTAGCCTTTCGGTTTGAGAATATTCCCGATAATGGATATACCCTCTATCCCGCAAACAAGCAGGCATCCTGCGACATCTATTCCCATTGTACCGCCAGCCGATTTATTAATGAAAACGACCATGACAACGAACGAGAAGTATGTCACCATCTTTCCCATCGTCGCACGTATCGCACGGCTTATGCGCACTTTCTCATTCATCAGCAAGCTCTTTCTTACACCCATCGCAAGGTCGCAGATAATGACCGAGAACATGGTTATCAGCCACGGGAACATGGCTTGCAGGCTCTCGATGACAAACCCGCTTGCAATTGTCCCGAAGACGCTTGCTGTGAACTGGTGTACCGCCTTTTCTTCCATTCTTGTTTGTGTTTTTATTATAAACTAAAACAGGGACGCAACCAAAGCTATGACGCCCGGCACGAGAACGGTAGCCAGCACATCCAGCCAATCGAATTTCCCTCCCCACAGCATGTCCTTGTACTCGACAGACAGGGCGGCAATAAGAACGGTTGAGAAAGCCATTACAGCCACATCCCCAATTCGAATGTCTAAGACAACACCCTGTATCATCATCGTAATGAATATAAGCGCACCTGCTACCAAGTGCTTCGGTCGGTTACTAATCTTCACCCAGCCGAACAGTTTTTGTAATTTTTCTTTCATTTTCATATATAAATTAACTCCGTATTCTTACCTGTCTAATAGGAACAAACAGACTATTTTTATACAGTATCCCCCCGTCCATACTGTGTGATTCACTGCCCGCTATGACACAATATATGCCTTCCCAAGCTTCCAATAAAAATCGATGCCCTTGCTGGTTGAATACAACCTCTTTGTTCCCGTTGCTCGCATTGACAATAAGTACAGAATTATCAATGTATCCATCGCATACGACTACCTTATACATTGCATCCCCTTTGAGGCGAAACAGGTTGATGTGTTGCCCGTGGTCGCCATAAAAATGCCAACTCCTGTTTATCTTTCCGGTAAGTACCGGAATTGTCATATGAGCATAATATTCAAGCCTACCGGGAGTATTCGGCCATATCTCTATTGCGGAGTGCGCCGCTCTTCCGAACTCCCCCCTGCACCATATATTTGAAGCGTAGAACCGGAGTGCCCGACCATCTTTGGTTCCCTGATGGTATAAGTCCCCGTTCGACACCCACATCTTGCCGTCACTTCCGAATTCGAGTGCTGCTAATGTCTCGCCTGCTTGATTGACGCACTTAAGCTTTTTGAACGAACCGGAAACACCTTTCAAATCTCCGGCATATTCCGCATCACCATTGTTGAACTTAAGCTTACCCCCGCAGAGATGCCCGTCTCCATTCTCATTAATCAAAGCGTTGAACCCGCCCGGAGCATCAGGGTTCGGACCAGCTTTGAGAACGTTTGCTTCGATAATGGTAGCCTTCAGCGTGTCGATAAATGCTTTGTCGGATACAAGGGTATTAATAATAGCCTGATGTATCGCTACCTTAGTCAAGGTAGAGATAGGACGCCAATACTCCTTGTTCGTCAACTCTATATTCTTGGGAACGTTCTTAATCGCTTGGTAGTATTGGAAGTTGTCCTGCTCATCCTTGACGAAGACAGTCGCGCCGAACATGGAGTTACCCACATACGATTGCGATTTATCATGCGGAACAGGAATAGACGTCATCGGCGTAGGCTTCACATCCTCCGTATCGGGTATTGTTATTGCTTTCGTCTGTATCATTGTATCCACTGCTTAATGTTCGTATCATCGTACTTGAACTCCACATTGTCATCCACGCCGTCGGCATACTCGGTTCCCACATTCAGCGTGTCGGTATTGCTTGCAACTACCTGACCGTTCACCAGCCACTTAAACGCTCCGCCATTGTTCATCGCTACTGCCGTGATGTCTTTCAGGCCGTAGGTGATGCGGGCTTTGAGTTGCACATAGTCCTTGCCGCCAATCCTTACTCCGTTCACAACAGAACGCACAGGACGAGGCATGTCGAGTATCTGCCTGATTCGTCCGCCTGCTCCCAGCTGGTGTGGAACCTGCCACGAACGGTTATATCGACATCTAATGACGATTCACCCGCTTCTCCCGTTTCGCCCTTCAAGTCTTCTACATGCGGGATGTAAGCGGTGGGGATTTCGGGCTCGCCGGGAAGGACACGCTCGATTTTCGGAGCGGCGTAATATATTGTCGTTGCGTCTGATGCTATGCCGTCGTTATTGTTCGGGTAGTATACATAAAAACGCAAAAAGGTTCCTTTCTCCGGAATTATTGCCTTGCTGATTACCCTCTGCCATTCGCTTGATTTTTGCAAATCTACCCTCCCATATACTTTAACTCTTTTACTGTCATAAAGAATTACATAAGCTCTTCTATGCGTTTCTTCCATATTTTCATTTTTATAATATATGGAAAAAAATAACTGCTCATTGTCCTCAGTTGTAACATATTCCCCAAAGTAGACCGGTCAGTACTACGCTTTCCCCTTACAAGGAAGACACGTCTTCCGAGAAATTTATCAGACAGCAGATCCACCGCTCTATTTGGGTTGTCTCCTGTGATATTAACAGGTTCTTTCGTTAGATTCGGACGCACCGCTACCCCATCCGCTTTAATGCCCGTATCCTTGTAGCCCCTCTTTTCGCCCTCGACCTGTGCGGTCGGGTTCTCTGCGTCATACTCCCACCATGTTTTTGTGCGCTCGGATATGTAAGGAGAGTTTCCGTTATCGCCTTTCGAGGACAATCCGCTGTCGACGAGTTTTTTCTGCTCGTCGTCCCACAGCTTCCAGTTCTTTGTCACCGGATCGATTTCGGGCATCTTGATAGCTTTTGCTTCCGCAATGCCGTCAGATGTTTTTTTGTCGAATTTACTCTGCACTTCGACAAGGAGAGCCTCACGAGCCTCGTAATAAGCCTTGAACTTGTTAGCGAACTCTGTCTTGTTGATGTCGCTTGTTGCCGATGTGTCAGCGAGCAGCGGTGTGATATATGAATTGAGGGCATTGTAAGCATTCTCGTAGGCTGTTTTGCTCGCCTTGTACTTGTCCGCCAGCCCTACGTTTTTCGCTTTCTCGATTTTTATTTCTTCCCACTCGCGCGATGCTTCCCGCTTTTCGGTCGGGGTGAGCTTGGAATCGTTGGCGATATCTGACAGCAGGGCATTCGCCTTGTCGGCTTCGGACTTGGCGTTCGTGATGCGGGCTTCGAAGTCCTCCGGAGCGGGCTGTATAGAGGTGGGCTTGTTGCCTTTTTCCAATTGGATGTTCATTAAGGCGTTGCCATTCGTACCATATTCTCCCCCTACACCTTTAAGAACTCTGAGCGGGTTGCTTGTCCTTACAATCTTTCCGGCTTTTTTCCCGCCTCCGGTCGGGTTGGAAAGAATGTTTCCGATAGGTTCTTTCGTCCCGTCCCCGTAGTAAAAGAAGATTGAGGCGATATTTCTTCCGGTCGATGTTTCATCAGAAAGGTATTCACAAGAGAATGTATAATAAGAGCCATTTTGGAACGCTATTTCGTTATTAGTAACGAGAAAATGAAAATTCGTTGTTCCACCCGGCAAGACATTTTTATTATACATATTACTCCAAGAGCCTTGAAAATAATATCTTGGATCATCGGATTCTCCTATATACATCTTTACCCGCTTCAAGTGTTCGAGGGTGAGCAGGTTGCGCCCGCCCACCTGTACACCGTCTATTGCGGATTGTTTAATCTTCTTGTCAATCGCTTGCCTGCACTTATCTATGCAGTCCGTCAACGATTTGACGTCAGCTACGTAAACCTGATACTTCGCATTGTAATCGGCTCGCTCCTGCTCGGTTATCTTATTATCAGCAATAGCGGTTGCGATTGATTCTTGCAGCTTGTCGATGCTGCCCGTACTTGCCGCAAGGAGTTTCTTCGACTTCGTTGTGAGTTCCGACTTTAAATCAGCCGGCAAGAACTCGTTGTCAAGTATGTAGTTGACGTTGCTTTGCAATTGCGCCTGCTCAATGTCCAACTTCTTGGATAGCTCGCTCAAATCGCGACGCTCGGCTTCGGTGATTATATTGTCACGGAAAGCGTCCGCTACTCCGTTCTCTACGCCATTCATCGCATCCGTCAAGTCCTTGATGCTTTTCTTCGCAGTATCAAACTGCTGTGAAAGCTTCTGGTATTCTTTTTTGAATGCCTCGAAGTCCGTCGCGCTGACATACGGGTTTATCCAGTCCACGTCCGCAAAGGTCGTATTGTCACGGATAGCCCACAGCCGGGTATTCTCGTCTTTCAGCCAGATGTCCCCTTTCTTATATCCGCCCAACGGCTTCTCTGTGTGGATAGTCAGCTTCTCCCTGCCCATCTTAGCTATGTCCGCAAGGGCTTTCGTCAGAGCTGTGTTCTGAATCGCCTCCCACTGATACGATGCAGGGTCGGAAGCCGATGCGCCGGGACGCAATACGAAGATATACGATACTGTCGTATCCAAATCGGTGTAGGTATCTCCCACATGCGTACCGTACACGTCCGCAATCAGGTTGGGTTGGGTGATGGGTTGTCCCTCCGCGTCATATAACCAAGTATTGGTAGGGTTCCCATCCATAATAGGTGCACCTTTTCCCTGATAGGCGTACACCGCCTTGTCGACCTGCTTCTGCAAGCCCTGAATGAGTTTCAACAGGGCATCCGTGCTTTCCGATGTGGCGAACTCCTGCTCAATCTGCGTGCCGTCGGGGTTGGTAATGATTATCTTTCCGGCTTCTACCGTAATCACCGGTGAGGGTGCGTAGTTGCTCCATAGGGCTACCGTGTTGAGCGTGTATTTTGGCTTGAAGACAGAGTTTTTCTTCGCTGCGGATGCCACAGGATCGAGGACATTCGAACGCCCGTATATGGCTATCCAGCAGAACCGCTTCGCTTCCGTAGGGGATACGGGGTTTTCATCCCATCCCGCCTGTCGCAGACTGTTGTTTAGTTCGTCTATCGTGCCCCAGCCCGTTTGCTTTGTCGGAGCCTGCGGAGCGACGCTGTTAGTTGTCAATATGAAATACTTCACAGCGTTAGCATCATCCTCCGGGACAATGCGTACACCTGAATCCACCCATACCTGTTGTGTGTTATCGAATACCGCCAAGTTACCGTTGGGTAGCAGGCGGGGAGGTTGACCGTCCATGCGGTCGGGAATCGTTGTAATTGTCGATTTTGTTGCCATACTATTTTAGTTTTTTATACTCATTTTCCAATATATCTTCATCAAACACCGCCACAAGGTTACACGCCCACATCACATCACCGGGAGTAAGGCGGTATACATCCTTTCCTTTATTCGCCTCGTACCAGTCCTCATCCGATAGGTTGTTATCATCGTGTCCCAGAGGGTTAATGCGCTTGAACTCATAGAGCCTTAGCGTGCTTCTTTTCATTACCTCCGTCACATCCTGACCGTTACGGACGAACTTTGCCCGCAAGTCTACCGCACCGTCTCCAAGCTCGGCGAGCTTTTGGTTTGTATTCACGTCAACAGGTGCGCCCTCTATGACGTTCACAGCGTATATGTCCCAAACGGGAGGGATGATTTTCTCCACCTCTTGCGGCAGGTCTGTAAGGTTGCTTGCGCCCGTAGAGCCGTTACCGATATTCACAATGCCGCGTATCTTAACTCCACCTTCCGGTGTGTATTCCATGTACGTGCTCTTATCCCTCGCACCTGCGTAGAAGTCACCGTATATCCTCTGATACGGCTTACCTGTCACCTTGTCGTAACCTAATTCTATTATCTCCTTATGAAGCAGGGAATAGCTGTTGATGCCTGCGTAGAAGGTGATGGACGGGGCTTTCTCGCTGACGGAAGAGAGCACAATAGCTCCCTGACGGGCGATGTCCGTTTCGTGTCCCAAGCCTACTATATCATCCCCCGCTGCGGGGGCATTGCTGTCTTGGTCGCAGTGTGTCTTACTAAGGTCTATGTAGTCCCTGCCTACCGCTACCACCTTGCGCCAGTAGTAACGGTTCGTGGCTCCGCTTGATGCTCCCTCGTTGATGTTGTCCTCCTTGCTTATTGCCAGCGTTCCGGGCGTGAACTCGTTGTGTATCTCTATCCCGTCCTGACGGGCAAGAAAGAAACAGCGGTAGTACCCCTCGTGCTCTTCCACACGTATACACTTCATGCCTGCGGGTGAGAGTATCTGCTCGCCCCCTACATGTGTCTTCTTTCTTATCTCCAGCGTCTCGAAGTATGCCTTTACCTTGACGTATAGTCTGTCTACTACCGCCTGCGTTGTGCCATCGGGCAATACTTCTACTCCGCTACCGTTCTCTCCGATGTGGATGCCTTTCAAGGCTTCGATGAAGTCTTTTGAGGTGATTTTGCCTTCCGAAGTTAAGCCTTTCAGGAAGGTTATCAAGCCTTCTGCTGTGTCGTCACCCTGTCGAGATAGAAAAAACCGTTTGCCCAATGCACGTACGATAGACTGCACCTGTTCGGTGTTCAGCCCACCTATCCCCTGCCCGCCACCAATAATAGAATCTATCTGATTTTGGATTTTCTCAATCGAGCCGACTTTCTTTTCCTCTCGAAGTGTTATGGTATATTTCGGTATTATGTCCTCTCCCTCTTTGATTATAAGGGTGTCAATTATGATATTCCCATTAATGCCAAGATCTTCATCGCTGAATAGCATCAAATCTCCCTCTTTAAGGGTGTCATGTATGCTTGCTTCACCTCTTGCAACAGCTTCATCGTGCTGTCTTGCCATGAAAATATCATCCACCTTCGGCTCATAAGAATAGCGTACATAGTCATTCTTTGCAAGGTATTCTTTTGCAGCGGCAAGCAATCGTTGCGATGCGGCTTGGATATAGACGTCAGGCATATCGATATTGAGCAGGACAAATTTATCACCAGCCTTGATATTATAGTCCTTATACGGGAAATACAGCTTTAATCCGTCGTCAAGAACACGATTACAGGTCAACACATATTTGTTGCCCTCTTTTTTGCATTTTGTTATTTCAAACTCCCTGCCGCCACACATGCCGTCTTTCATGCTAATGGTGGCTGTTTCGGAAGTCAGATAATCGTTTATGTCAAAACCGACATCTTTCAACTTAATGGTAAAAGGAGGAATGTCTTGTCCGTTTTGCAAGCCATCCATTGTACCGTCATCTGTCAACTGCTCCGCAGCTGCTATCTCATCAAGGTTGCCATTATCACCTACATCCAACGAGACAGAAATACCTGCACTTTTCAGCTGCCCGGAAGTCATGCCCTCCATTGAGGGATATATTTCTTCCAAATCACCGGTTCCGTCAAAATAAACGCTTGCTTCCCTGATGCCAAGTGCTTCTATGTTCTTGCTGTCAATATATGGGTCAAGTGTAATCTTTGGGAAATCGGGCAGCATCAGGTTCTCCACAGCCATATTATTCGGCAAGTAATTAGCAAGAGAACTGTTTGACTGCTTATTGTAATACCTGTTAGGCATATTCCTTGTGCTACCGTATGCCCGCAATCGGGTGATAATCTGCTGTTCCGTATCGGCAGTCCGTTGTATTTCATACAGACCGCTCCCACGCCCGTACCCGAAAACCTTGTCAACGGCAATACCGGCAGTACCGATTGTTATTGTCCGACCACGAATTACGAAGTTCGCTCCGAATTTCGAGTTGAGAAGTTCCAGTGCCCCCCATACCTTTATATTGTTTATGTCAATATTTACGTTTGTTGTACTCACGTATTCAGGATGTACCGCAACCGTCCATTTCTGTGCTCCGGTGTATATGCGGTCGAGATTAACCTGAATACGGTCAGCCAAATCCTGTATGGATGAAGCAAAGAATCTGAACTTGGGTAGAGAAGTAAAGTGTATCCGGTTATCACTCCTCACGTAATCAAGAAAATCACATCGTGTCAATTCATCACCCGCCCAGTTGAATTTTATATTGTCATAGACAAACGCTTCTCCCGAAGTTTTTCTTGCCGCCTTTTTCAATGCCGTAGGGTCATAGTTTATCTCAAACTTCTCGCCACGATATATGACATAATCGCCAATCTCAAAAGGAACAGGTACAGCACTTTTCAAGGAACATACCACAAAACATGCTCCCATCCATGTACCGTTATACTCTAATCCTTTGAGTGTACACCGTACCGTATTACCTGTTTTATCATAAACTTTCCATGCCATAACGCTACACTTTTTCAACTAACGCAACTATCTTCTTTGGTATTGTAATGCTATACGAGGGGATTATTTGAGTTCGAGGGTCGGCAACCCTGAATATGATGCTAAACTCGACAACCTCATTGCCGGCTGCATCCTTGAAGTGTTCAAAATCCCCAACGCTCTTCATGTAAACATTCTTTCGACCGATGTCCAAATGCGAGCTGTATATCTTTATCTCCGCACTATTGCCATCTGATGCCCCGCTTAAATATCCAGTTAACGCAGTAATCTTGTCGATAGCTTTTGCGCTTGTCTCGCCCTTGCATGCCGCCTTTATCTTCCAATCATAAGCTTTTATCCGAAGCACCTGCGGGACATATACGTCTTCACCGTCTTCATCCGCCCAATCCCTTGTGGTAAGATCTTTTGTTTCCCCAAAAGGCTCAAAGGGGATTTCAACGCACACAATATCAAAATCACCGACCAAATCCTTTATCGGACTGCCTCCCTTCATCTTCTGCATCAAAATGGAATACGGTTCGTTCATATACACACATAAAAAAAGAACCTGCCGCAGAGACATTCAATCTCCACAACAAGCTCTATGGGCTTTATACTTTAATCTTATTTCAATGCAAATATAATAATATTTTCTATATTAAAATAGAAAATAAAACCATAAAAACAATATTTAGTAGATTATTATATCTTAAAAATCGTACATTCTCACAGTTTGTGTTGAAAAACATGGAAAATATAAAAGGCGGCGGGAAATCTCTACAAAATTATCGTTCTGTTTTTTTGCTCAATAATAATAAATTCTTATTTTTGCGATTATTTAACGATTAAAAACATGTGATTATGAAAAAGGTATTAATCTTAGTAGCTTCTGCTTTCTTATTATCTTCATGCATGAGTCTACTTTCAAGTTCCAAGCAATCTATAACCTTTACCGGAGAGAATGGTATAAAATTATATGATGGAACAAACAATATGAAGTTAGCAGAAATAAAAGATGGCGGAAGTACAACTGTAAAAATTAAGAAAAAACTTGCTGACAAAACAATAATAGCCAAGAAAGAGGGATTTAAAAATACTCCTTTCGTTGTTGAATCCTCATTCAACACTAAAGCACTATGGAATATACTGTTTTGGCCGGGATTTTTGGTCGATTTGGGCACAGGTAAGATAAATAAATACGACCCCACCATATATAATATTGAAATGGAAAAAGAATAACAACGAGATTTCGGGGGGGAATACATATCTGTGATCGGCATATTATAATCTTATTGTCCCGCTATTAGCCTTATTTTTTGCCATCTATAACAAAAGGGCGATCTAAGACTTGTTAGACCGCCCTTTCCCTTTTATTGGATGTGCCAGCCTCTATTTTTATCAACCTTTGCGCCATGAACATCGTCTCGAAGTTCGGAAACAACCTCCAATATTTCATCATTGCTATCAGCCGACCTTCCTGTGTTACTTACAATCATAGAGAGTTGCTGTAATTGAGCCAAAGCGATAGCGTTATTTGTTTCAAATAATGAAGAATGTGAACTCAAAATCCCTACAATATTCGACATATAAGCTGAATAGTCGGAACCTACCTCGCCATATTTTTGCTCAATAATTGAGCGGACGAAAGACAAGTCTGACCTCATGGAATTTATATAAGAAGCCAGCAAATGTGCCGTATCTTCCGTTATGCTCTGAATGCCCTTTGATAACCCGGAAGATTGTTTCCCATCTTTTCCTGCATACCCGGTAATGGCACTCACTTGGTCTCGTATGTCAATCCCCTTTTGTACTAAAGCATTCCACATATTATTGAGGGCTTTCTGCTCCGCATCAGTAATCTCATTGTCACTCTTGCATATTCAGCCCACTTGTTATAAAACTCCCTTAATTCGTCATCAAGCAAATCTGATATCTTTGCGTTCAATATAGACTTCATCATATATTCTGAAAAGTCATTGGCAAAATCTTCCGCCTTTGCATCCATATCCAGCAGGGCGTCGACAAAGCTATTACGCAGGGCATCAAAAGATGTCTGTGTCAGTGTTTCTTTTAATGCTTCTGTTATCTCTTCCAACTTACCTGCGAGATCAGCGTAATTATCCCAAAATTCTCTCTTATTATATTTACCCTGACCAAGCATCTTCTCCCACATTTCGATATTGTAGGTACGTATATAGTTCATTTGTTCCGGAGTAAGTTTGTAAACATCGGCAAGCGAATAGACGGAGTTGGCATTTGTTTCAGCCAAAGGATTTTTTCGTTTGTAATCAGCAAGACTTTTGTTAAGTGACGCATAATCTTCACGACCAAGTCTCCAATAATATTCATTGGAGTGATGTGCACCATGATACCCCATTTGTGTTTGCAATATCTGCATGGTTTGGTCGTTTATCTTTTTCTGGTCTTCCCTTGCTTGTTTGGTCGCATCTATAGCCTTCCATCCACCGGACTTACTCATTTCATCTTTCAAGTTGTCAACTGCGGATTTTAGACGCTCGTTGCTATTAGTAAGCCTTTCGGTGGTTTTAGCCACTTCTTTGGCGTTGCTGGTATCAATCCACGAAGAAAAACCGCCCCATGTAATTGCATCAAGAAGCCCGCCAATTCCCTTTTTGATAGAATCAAAAATCTGAACAGAAGTATTGAAATTCAGCAGATTTTTTAATATTCCATTCGCCGCATTAAGAACCGTATCAATCAGGCTTGAAACCAGCGCACCGATGCCGTCTTTCAACACATCAAGAATGGATAAGATTGCCGAAATTATTGCTCCGATAAATCCTGAATTTCCCAATGCTTCTGATATGGCTTTACTTGCCTTGCTATTTTTCCCCAACAATGACTGAATACCTTTGGCAATGGAGTTTCCAACGGTTTTCGTGAGTTCGCCATTATTGAATATTTTATCCAATTTCATGAGACCTTCTCCGATTCCTTGCAAGTTGCCTGACGCAAGACCTTTTAAACCGGATTCCAAGTCTTGAAACATGCTCACGGCTTTGGATGATGAAGACTGCAAATCAGAAGTAGTTTCCTGAACTTGCATCCCGAAACGCTTTACATCATCAGATGCTGAATTTAGTGCGGATTGAGTTTTAACTATTTCAGTCTGCGCATTACGTGCACCGACAGAATCACCTGATTTTTCCGCTTTTTCAAGTGCTCGTTTTGCCTGTGTAAGTGCTTCTGTCGCCTGACGCTCACGCTCTTGGGCGTCAATGTAGTCTCTCATCGCAGATTGATAGGCTATCAAATCATCAGACACTTTCTTGAATATATCGCCATCCCACACGGCATTGGATTGCTCAAGTTTTTTTATCAGTTCATGCAAGACTTTTTGCTCTTCCAGCTTGGCTGATTTGAACTCATCAGATAGGGATATTGCTCTTAATTTATCAATTGTCGGCTGCAACTGCTCTCTGAACATTGTTCCGAACTCTCCGAACACACTCCCCCAATCAACAGACTGTTTAATAGCATTCACTTCCACTTGATGGAGCGATGAATCACGTTGATTTTCCAACAACCGTAGTTCATTTACGTTGCCCTTTGAACGAGCTTCCGCTATTTTAGCGGCATACTCCTTCTCTATGGCGAGCTTTTTCTGCTGGAATGTGCCATACTCGTTCAAATAATCCTGCATAGCTTTGGCTTCGGACTTCCAAACATCTATGCCTCCGTTCTCGATTCGCTCCTTAATAGCCTTCCAAAGATTAAATAAATCTTCATTATTCTCTCCGAAAAGCTTTTTGGCGTTTTCCTTTGTTTCGGAGAAAGGAATATCAATACTCAACCCTTTGGCTTTAATCCTCCCGTTCAGGAATCCACCATTTGGGTAGCCGCTTCATCAAAATATGTCGGATTGCTAAAAGCAATATTCATTGCCCAATTTTTGTCACCGGTTGTACCGTATAACTGTTTGTAAAAATCCCACCTTTTCGTAATTTCAGCAATATATTCCTCAACTTCCTTTAAAGCTTTATCCGAAGCCTCTTTCATGGCGTCGGCATCAATATCAAAAAGAACTTTCTGTATGGAAACCTTCAACTCCCTACGCTCTTTGGTCTTATCGTCAAGCTGATTAAAAATCTTGTTCAGTTCGTCCCGGTAATTGTCAATATTTACCGGCTCCTTGCCTTTAAACAAGGAATCAAAGATGCCTGATTCTTTAATCTTCTTGGCGGCTTCTTCTTTCCCGATAAGACCTGACCACTTCTTGTATTCAGAGTACGCATCCTTTAGCAGGTTTACCCGCTCTTTCATCTTTTCTGCGAATGCGTCCTTTTTATCTTTGCTTGTGTCAGTAAGAGAAAAACCCAATTCTTTGGATCCCTCATCTCCGGCTCTCACTATGCCTAAAGCCTTTCTGTAATCTGAAACTATTTGCTTCTGCCATTCGGGAAGTTTTGACAAATCAATGGCATCTATTCCTGAAAAATCTATCCCGGCTTTAATCAATATCGGCTTCAACTGATTCGTTGTTTCTTTAGCTTCTTTATATGCCTTTTGTATGCCCTCGATAATTTTCTCCGAATCGGTGGAAACCTTTATTTGAGCTTCAAATTTCCCATCTGTGGCTTCGTTGAATTTTTTCTGCAAATCAGATATTGCCTGAACGGTTTCTGTGTATTCGACATTAACCTTGATATTGAACCCTTTCTCAAGAAGTCTCTCATTGAAAAACTCTCTCGTATGCGCCTTCATTTTCTCAAATTGGTCTAAGAAGGCTCTTATATCCAGACCAATCGCAATTTTTTGAGCCTGATTCAAGTTATCCAAATCCCAACCAGCGGCTCGCAGGCGTGACCTATATTCAGACATGAACTTTTCCATATCCGGTAATACGTCTTCATCGAGAACACGTTTGGATATTCCCCACGCTTTCCGCAGTTGGAAAACATCATCCCTGTACATAAGAGGTAGCTCGTTATTCAAAGAAGATAACGCTTTAGGATACTCTTTGATTATATGAAGCTGCTCTTTCAGGGGTTTGCCCAAAGCGGCATTCGCAAAATCCTTATGCTTATCTATGACTTTTTGCATGGCAGTAGAATACTCGATATAACTGCCGGTCATTCGCCCTATAACTTTTTCTACCCGCTTTTCTGCTTTAATGTAGTCTTTAATGTTTTCGCTAAAGCTCTCATCGAAATACCCGTCTGTCGTTTCATTCGCATGTTCGGCTGTACCTTTTATGTCGTTCAGCAATTTATAAGCATCCCTCGTGTCATTTAAGGCGTCCCGAAGTAAGATATATTGTTCTGCAAGGCTTTTTACGGCTTTCCCCTCGTCGTCAGTTTTAAACGCTTCATTAAAAGTTTCCGCCCAGACAGGAGAATAGTCTTTTAATGCTGTTTTTATTTTCTCAATAGAAGAAATCAATGAGGCGTCATTCGCATTGAATGGATCGACATCTGCAAACTTCTGGGCTTCCTTTGTGAGGCTTTTAAAACCCTCTTGTGCCTTTGTGGTCAATTCGGAAATACGCTCGTTCATTTCGTCAGCCTTTTGACCGGATTTATGCAATAGGGTAAAGATGAGTTCAAGCCCCGCAAAAGTAATAGTAAAAGGATTAATTAACCCGACCATAGCGGCTCCCAAATTTTTCAAACTCCCCCACAAAGCCTTGACGCCTACGTTCATCATGCCAATGTATGATGAATTCGAAACATTAAGCCTTCCCATTTTTGCTTGAAGAGCTATGCTTTCTGCTTGTACTGCTGTTAATTTTTTCATCGCTACAAGCAGCATCAGCTTATTCTTTGTCAGTTGTCCTGAAACGGCCATCTGTTCATAGTCCGCATAGGTGAGTTTGTTGGAAGTAGCAATAAGTTGCTGTTCGGCGACTGTCAACCTCCGATACGCCGCTTCAACGCGAAGTTTTTCTGCCGTAAGCCTTTTATTGGCAAGAATTGACTGGGTTATGCTTTTATACTCACTGCCAAACAATCGACTACTCATGAATGTAGCTGCCTTATATGCTCCGAAGGCTCCGACTGCGGCTTGAATAACAGGTACAAGCTCTTTCCAGTTTTGGGCAAGGGCAGTAAGGCTCTCGGCAGTCCATTTCAATGTACTACCCATTGATTCCGCAATATCACCAAGCATGATGTCAATAGCATCAGCCAAGTTCTTCCACTTGGATTTTACGGATTGAGAAAGAGCCTCCTGCATGTTGTTAAACATACCGCCTTCATCCGTAAGCTCCCAAAGAACATCTTTTACGTCCTCAAACGTAACTTTCTTCTTCGAAATCATCTCAAGCACTTCTCCGGCACTAACGATGCGCCCCTCCAGCTTGCTGAATCGTTCAGACAGCTTGTCTACCATAGGGATATTTGCTTCCGTCAATTGTCTCAATTCCGTACCTTTAAGGAATTTGGCTGCTTTTATTTGTCCGTAGGCTAATATGATACGTCCCATGTCCACACCCACACCCGCAGAAATATCAGCCAACCTTTTCATCGTGTCGTACAACTCATTATATGGCACAGAGTATGCGGAAAGTTGCTTGGAGTACTGGTTCAAGTCCATAACCCCGAATGGAGAAGCGACAGCCAGACTTTTAATCTGATTGAATATGGTGGTAGCCTTTCCTGCATCTTGTAATATAGAGGACATTGCGATTCTCTGGTTTTCCAGCTCTCCACCAATATCAACTACCGCACGCAGGAAATTCTGTACCGCATAAATGGAGTATAGGCTTAAAAATTCGTTTCTTAGTTGTCCGGCAATGCTCAACTGACTGCTCATAGCTCCGTTCATGCTAAGAGTGGCTGACACGTGGCGTCTTGCCGCACTGGAAGACCTGTCACGGGCATTAGCCAAGTCCAATTCCGCTTTGGCAGCACGTGCGGCTCTTTGTCGAGTAAGCTCACGTGAAGAGGCGGCAGCGGCTTCCGCTTTGGTCTGAATGGCAGCAATTTTGGCGGCACGTAAATCACTTGCCGTAGTATCATACCGCATTCCGGCTCTGGCAAACGCCTTTTTGATGGCGTCATCCACTTTCGCTTTGTCCACCACCATATTTACATGGGCTTTGAAAGTCTGTCCCTTCAAGGCATCATTGATACTTTTGCGTATGTTGGTTGAATTGGCGGCAATATCAACCTTGCCAAGCCCTGACTTTTTAATATTGGGGGTAATATCCGCTTTGAAAGTATGTCCGCTCAATGCAGCTTTCACAGCTTTCTGAATGGTAGAAGAGCTGACTGTTACATCCAGCTTGGCAGTCATGCTTTCCACCTTCTTGCGGATTTTTTCCTTATCCGCATCTGTCATGTCTTTCAGATAAACTGAATAGAATAGATTCCCGAGATTTGCCATATCTTCTTTGTGTTTATGCTTCCAATTTGAACCCTTTCAGGTCAATTGAAATGTTGGTTGGCGATGCTCCATCGCCGTATTTCCGTTTCCACTCACTTGCGGTTTCTAATATGTCCAAAGCATTCGCTTTTTTGAACGATTGCCCGTCTTTGCCCTTTTTGCCTTTCTCTTTATCATGGTTATAAACCACCATTGGAGCATCAACCGCCATTAGTTCAATTTGTGCGGCAGTATAAGCGTCGTAATACCCCCACATCGGAATGTTCCAAAGTCCCCAAAACAGTTTTAGGGATTCTGTCAGGCATTGGTGTTTTTCTCCGAGTGCCCATGCTGCGCCATAATACTCTCTTGACGGATACGACTTACTTCCTCCCTCGTCATTATCATTATTGTGTCCTTCATCTCTGTCAGTAATATGGTAGTTGCGCAATACGCCTCCACTTGTACTTTTTTTTTACACAATTCTATGACGGGAAGAAGTTCTTCATCGCTGTATTGTTTTACATAATAGAACCACCTCCACAGGATTTCATAGAAGAAGAATATTTTGAAGTACCCGTTCAGCAGAAGGGCGGCGGCACACTTGCTGTTTACTTTATCATCTTCTTTCTCATTCAGAAGGATGTCGGTCATTTTTCGCTTCGCCCTGTTCCGCATCCACCCGACCTTCCATTTGCTTTTCCGTATGGTGACTATATCTTTGGAGTTATTTACAATATCGTTCAACTCCCGCTCCGCATCCAAGCCGGGCTGCTCTATCTTTTTTGCTTTCGCCATAATTCCTCTGCTTTTATAAAGAAAGGGCGGCGGCATTCAGCCATCCGCCCTTTACACGTTTACATATTCGTTCTATTATACGTCATCCGTTTACTCTGAAAGAGAAAGAATCATAATGTCAGAGCCTTCCGAATTTTCCATCGGCGTAACGGAAAGGTTGAAATAAGCCGGATTGTCACCGTCAGCGGCAACAAAGCTGCTATATATCTCAACTTTAGGAAGAATAATGAAACTTTGCCCGTCTTCGCTCTTCACCACCAAAGAGCCGACAACCTTCTTGGGAGCCAAGCTGTATGCAGCACCCTTGTAGGTCTTGCCATCGATAAGACCTTTTGCAGCCGCTATAGGGTTGCCCTTACTCATCAGCAGGTCATTTACTTCGGCATCTATACTTGCCACTTGGAAAGAAATGTCAGGATCGCCTTTTGATACTTTGGACGTCCATGTTGCCCCTGTAGTCAGTTTGACCGGAGTTATATCCGCCGAGCCTGTATCGAAATTCACCCCGTCTTTCAAGACCGGAAGTTCCATAAGTCCTGTTAAGGATTCTTCGCCCAAATCTGAAGTCTTTATTTCACTATTTTTGAAATAGACCTCCTTAACATCATTGAAAAGAGTATTCAAATCCGTTGTCTTCTTAGTAATTGTCATGTTTGGCATACGTTTTATTTTTTTTAAGTGTTTGTGATTTGTTATTTATATGAATCTGTCGTGTTAATTATAAGCTTTGCTTGAACATTCCAAGCTGTAAACCCTAATCCGTCAGCGCCTTTCAACAGCAGGCGTGGAGCAGTTGCCGAAAACCGCTTTGTGACGATAGGGAATTTACGAATGGTTGCATTCAGAAGCTCTTGTAGTTTCTTTGTGTACGCAACACCGCTGGCTCGATTTTTCACAAATATCTCAATCCGTAATGTTGTACGTTGAAAAGCATTCTGGTCGTCAATTAGAACCGGAAGGGAAACCACGATAAAATCATTCATCTGCTGTTGTGTCGCACTTGGTCTGCTTTCAGGAAAAACATTCGCTGAAACGTCTTTCATCTGCGTGCACACCTCTTGCAACACTTCTGCTATATGATATTGGGTAACATGGCTCATGGCGATACTTAAACTTTAAAAGGTAATCTTCCCGCGCTTTCGAAATCGAACGAACCCTTAATCAAGCCACTGCCCGCCGCTCTCACGAAATACACGCTGTCCGTCATCACATTCAGCTTACGCACGTTCTCGATATATTCCGCATAGTGTGTGCCCACCACGAATACAACGGACAGACCTTTCGATGAAGGCTTGTAGTCTTTCAGAAACTCTTCCGACGCTTCATATCCGTAATAATGCACATCTCCCGTGCGGGCTACAAATCCCGTTTCGAAGTCTCTCTCGCCTTTCACAAGCGTCCTTCTCCGAACGTATATCCTCTTATAGGGAGTGGATATTTCATGCAGCACCCCGTCATAATAGATACCCCACGCGATAGACCCTCTCGTATTTCCAGTCACATCGTAGTATTTACCCGAATTCTTGATGTGCTCAAGCACTTTTCGGGCTACGGATCGCCCGCCCATTAGGAATGATCTCTTTTTAATCTTTTCAAACCGGGACATTCCAGCGTCAAACAACCTACCATTATCAGATATACCCTTACTCATACCACTAATTCTTTGCAAGATTGAAATATACCGTAGTTCCTAAATTCCCGGCATAGCTATCAGTAACCACACATTGAGTGAAAGTGCCTTGTCTGTCCGTGACATCTATCAAATCACCGGCTAATATCCCCTCAACGGTTCCGGGAAGGCTCAACAGATAATCGCTTTTTATCACATTATCCGTTTTGAATGTCCGCAAATTGGTACTGCCTTCTTTCCGGCACTTACCTTCGTATAAGACAACCTTCTCGCCATCGCTGAACGAATCCTCTCCCGTGATTCGGTAAACAGTACATTTATGCGGATGTCTCGGATTGCTTACTTTCATACTCAAAAGTTTACTATTCTGATTTTGCTGCCTTTTACAACATCTTCACCCCATTTCTCATAGAGTTCCTTAGCCATCTCACGCAACTGACGCTTATCGTACGCACTGGTTTGCCATCCGCCTTCCTTATGCTTCCACCCCCCGTCACTATCCTCCGTGTCATTCTTACTGCTCGGAGTACTCGCACACCACATGTAGATGTCCGCCGTAGCAAGGTCGATCTGCTTTTCTTCCAGCTTGCTAACCATAGTACCGAAAGCGATTTTTCGCTTTACAAGAACTCTTTTGAGGGCGTTGTCCGCTATTTCGTAAGCGGTAGCGCCACTCAAAAAGTCCTCAATGGTCATATCTTCCGTATGAGAAAGCTCTTCACCCATCTTTACATGAAATTAGGAGTTACGCAGTTACGGTAGAGATGAACATATACTGCGGCATAGTAGGCACGCACAATTGAGCAGCCTCGCTCTCGATATAAATCGAGTGCGTTTCAGGATTGGCTCTCTGCGTCAACTTCAATCTGCCTTCATTGAAGGAAGCTACCTTATCTGGTTCATACCCCAACGTCAAAGGCTCTACACCTTGAATTGTTCCGATCTGTCCGATGGGAATGAAAGCTATGTTGGTAGCCTTGAAGTTCTCTACCTGGCTGGTTATCAAATCAGGCTGACCTTCTGTATCCTTGCCGGGTTTGTCCACAAAGGCATAGCTGTCACGAGGAACAATTTCGTCCACTTTCACCAATTTCTTGAAGATTGCTTTCAAGCGGTCTTCGTCTTCGTTCTTCGCATTGGCTGTCACCGTGTTGTCGTCCGTCACATTCGGATAGAGATAGTGCCCGATGCGTTTCAAGACAGCTGTGTGAGTCATCAGGTCGTCCCACAGGTCTTGCGCAATCTCCATTCTGATTTTACCCAAATAATGGTATTTGCGGCGAATCTCCTTTACGCGGCTCTTCACATCCTCAATCGGATCTGAAGCAGATCCCTGCTTGGAGGGGACATGGTCGTCACTCGTCCACCACCGTTTCGTGCCATCCAACGTCTGATAGTGGTCTGCGGGGACGTTAAAGTCGATGGTGATGCCTTTCAGTCCTCTCGGGTTGTTGTCCGTGTCAATGGTAAATTTACCCGTAGAGACGATTCTCATGCGTTGATGGGTGAGTGAATTGAAATATGCACCGATAAGCCCATCAGAACCCTCGTCAATAAGTTTCAAGAACACATTCTGCATCTCTTCCGTAAATGCGGAAATGCCTACCCGTTGTAACAATTGGAGTTGCTGTCTCACCGTTACACGGTTCAAGCGGTAGAACTTCTTTTGAGTCGGGATATTACCCGTCTTCCCTTCAAGTTCACCCAATGCGGCTTCATATCCCGGGCTTTCCGGATCAACATAAGCCGGTAATGTTTTTACGCCAAGACTCGTAATGAGCTGAGAGAAGGTATAATCCAACTTGGGCGCATCAAACTCGAAGCCGTCAATCTGAACGAGGTCGTACTTCTCGTTATAACGGTCGATAAATTCCTGCCAAGTGTCTCCGCCAAGCCCGTTTTCGATAATCTTGTACAAATCAATAGGAAGTGTATTCATACGATTGTCGTGTTTTTAAATGTTATTTCTGTTTGTTTTACTCTACCCACACGATTTGAGGAAGCGTGGTTATTTTCTGCAAGGCAGCCAACACCTCTTCGTCAAACATGTAGCTATAAATCTCTCCGGCGTAAACAACCGTCCCGCTGGCTTTCGTACCCGCTCCGGCTACAAGAATATCCTCTTGCAGATACCCATTGATACCGAGCGTACTGATGTTAGCTGTGGCAGCCTTGATTTTCTCATCCGTATAAGCGGTGAACGTTTTGCCTTTAAGGTCAAACTTCACAGCTGTACCGGCAGGAATCTTCCCGGCCGCAACCCAATCGGAAATGTTGCTCACCATACCGCCGCCCGGATAACGGTGGCGGATTTCACGCCACACCTTACGGGCATGTCCGTATTTCATGGTGTTAGCGTCAAATGTGTTACCCATTGTTCCCATACATTCACTGTTTTAAGTCGTTAATAAATTACTTTTTCTTCCAGCCTTCCTTCTTGCCTTTACGCTCAAAGTATTTGCTGGCTGCACTGTGTTGTGTCCCGCCTGAATCGGAAGAAGTTCTTGGAGCGGTGCCATATCCACGACACGCCTTGTATTCTGCGTCATATTTCGGCAGAAGCTCAACAACAAGTTCATCTACGCTCTTCTTGGTGTCGAAAGTCACTCCCTGCAAAGTTTTGCTTAACACGTAATCATCGGTTGCTTGCTTCGCTTTCATCGCAGATGTAACCTTCTTTAGCAGGTCAGCCTGAACCTTCTTGCTGTCTTCTGCGTCCAAACGCTCTTCGAGTTCTTTCAGCTTTTTCTCCAATTCACTCTCTTTCCCAGATGGTGCGGGAGGCGTTGGAGGTGTCGGCGGGGTTTGTTGGGGCTTATAGTTTTTCTTAAAGTCCTCAACTTTGGTTGCGACATCGTGATTGTACTGACCTTCCATCCCTTTAATAAAAGCTACAGCTGTGTCCCAATAAGCCTCGTCAAGCTCCGAACCTTCGGCTACGGGATTAAGTTCTACGTACTTCTGTAATGTCCGCTCTGAAAAACTGGTTTCTCCAAGTTTCTCTCTTAAAGTGGATAAGATTTTTTCTTGTTCCATCGTGTTTATTTTGTGTTTATGTTTATAAAAAAAGAGCCAGATAATGCTTTTTGCATCAATCTGACTCTTTGGTCTTATTTCTAAAATTCAGAAGCGGGATGTATAATTTTCTGCTAATTACCATGTTTGAGAAAAAATATCCTGAAAACTACTTTTTACCCATAACATCCACGCTTATATAGTTCTTGCATCTGCGACACTTCACTCTCAATATAACAACGCCATTCACATAGCTTATGTCTGTCAGCTTTTGCCCGCATATCGGGCATAAAACCATTTTGTTGTATACTTCCCGCTGGTTTGTGTCCTTATCCGCGTTAACTTTTATCATACATAATGTTTTCGTTGCAAATATATATAGTAAATCTATTATATCAAAGCATTTTTAATATTATTTTCTATTAAAAAGTAGAAAAGAATACTATTATTGTCTATTTTTGTAGTGTAATAATAGAATAAGAGCTTGTAAGCCGTTTTTCGCATGGGTTATGCGAGGAGCGGCTTTTCTTTTTATGGAGAAATATAGTGGAATAAAAACGGATGATGACGGTTTGGCGTTTGGCTATGAGTATATCCAATCATTGAGAGATGCGGACAAGAAAAGTCCTAACTCGTATAAAATCATAGCGCAAAGCGGGGGGCAAGAGAATATACTCTCGTCTATGGCTGATATTACCATAGGGGGAGGCTCGAGAGGTGGAAGTAAAACGTTCACCCTTTTGCTGGAAGCGTTGAAAGATATAAAAAATAAAGATTTCCGTGCAGTTCTTCTTCGCCATGAAATTGAAGACCTCTCCGACATGATAGAAACCTCACTAACACTGTATCAGGATTTCGGTGAGTACAACAAATCCAAGAATGACATGCGATGGAATTTTCAAAAGGGAGGGTTCTTGAAGTTCAACTATCATGCAGACTCATTTGAAGATTTCAAAAAACGGTTTCAAGGTAAACAGTTTGCGTATATAGGCGTAGAGAGATAACCCACATGGACTATCTCAAGTTCAAATATCTTATCACCTGTAACCGAAACGCCTTTTACATACGAAACCGATTCGTAGGCACATGTAACCCTGACCCCGACAGTTGGGTTGCCAAATTCATCGAGTGGTGGATTGGTGAGGACGGGCTTCCGATTCCGGAACGCAACGGCGTTATCCGATACTGCTTCATGGATGGAGACGATCCATCCGGGACATATTGGGGAGATACGCGAGAGGAAGTGTATGAACAATGCAAGAGCATCATAGATGCCTATTGGAGACCGGAATATGAGCAATATGGCACACCGCAAGAGCTGTTTATCAAATCGGTTACTTTTATCGAAGCAAAGCTCTCTGACAATATAAAGCTGATGTCCTCCGACCCTACCTATCTGGCAAACCTTGTCAATCAGTCGGAAGAACAACGGGCACGTGACCTTGACGGTAACTGGAAGTATAAGTCCGCAGGAGACGATATAATAAAAATGGCTCACATGGAAGCCATGTACTCCAACTCCATCCAAATAGGAGACGGGGTACGCCGGGCATCATGCGATGCGGCATTTGACGGCGGAGACAGCCTTGTCCTATTTCTATGGGAAGGGTGGCACATCAGAGACATATTCGTGTGTAAGCTCGACAGTAAGAAGACAATCTATGCCGTGAAAGCCAAATTGGAGGAGTGGCACGTCAGAGAAGAGAACTTCACTTATGACCTGAACGGACTCGGACAGATATTCAAGGGATTCTTCCCAAACGCCATGCCGTTTAACAACAGAGAGTCGGTGGAAGAAAAATTCAAGTACATCTATGCCAACTTGAAGTCGCAGGCTGCATATATGTTTGCACAGAAAATAATCAATCGTGAAATATCCATCGAAAACACACTGCTTGAACGCAAATTCTCCGGGAAAGGGTTCGAGAACGTTCCCCTTAGACAGATTCTTGACAAGGAAAGAAAGGCGATACGCAAAGCGGAAGAATCCGATGGGAACGGATGGACAATCATCAAGAAAATTATGATGAAGCGATTGGTCGGACACTCTCCGGACTTCATAGAAGCTATGCTTATGCGGATGATTTTTGAAATTAAACATAAACGCAAACACATAAAAGGATTAGGATTGATATGATAACAGAGATTCTTACTAAAAAGCCTTTTGCAAGGGTTACCCCAGAGGGGTACTTGCAAGGAAGATTGACGAACGATTTAAGAAACGCATCGTTCACAAACAGCGGCGACAAGCTGATATGGCAGGTTGTTTCACAAGCCGATTTCATCCGTGAGTTTTATCCGTCGGGGCATAAAATCAATTCAAGTTTTTTTTACCCTGACAAAGTAAAGTACGATGAAGAAAGGAAACAGTTCTTCCAAGAAAAGGTATTCCGGGCTTCTTTCCCCTTTCAGATGATAATCACCATTCAACAGCTTGTGCACTTGTGCGGAAACGATATTCATCATGAATTAACAGACTCGCAAGTGGACGAAAGTTCACGGAAAACATTTCTGGAATACCAAAAAGGATGGCTGGACAAGAATATGGAGATTGCGTTTTACGAGTTCGCCAAAAGTGTAAAAATAACCGGAGACGCAGCCATCGTATTCTACATGCATGAAGGCAAGGTGTTCACCAAGAACCTTTCCTATCTTAATGGTGACACTCTTTATCCTCACTACGATTCCATAACCGGACGAATGAAACTGTTTGCTCGGAAATACAGCGATTATGACGAAGAGGGGAAGGAGGTCATTTCTTGGGTGGAAGTGTGGGACGATAAGAAAATGTACCGTTACCGCCAAGATAAAAGAGGAATAACCGGAACAATCAATAAGGTGAAACAGTACTTCGGTATTGATGGGTATACATTGGTTGAGGAACACGATCATGGGTTTGCCGAATGTCCGGTTGTATATTATCGGGACAAACACGGGCCTTGCTGGAATTTCTCACAAGACAATATCGACAAGTACGAGCTGGCCATTTCCCATTTGTGCCAGAACAATATGGCATACGCTTTCCCTATCATGCTGCTTAAAGGAGACGATGTCGAGATTCAGGGAGACATGTATGGCGCAGTAAAAGCCATTACTATGGGTAAGGATGATGATGCGGGGTTCATGAGTCGCCCGGAAGCCGCACAGTCATTCGAGCTTCAACTAAATACATTGCTCAAAATGATTTTTATGGGTAGCTTTGTCGTCATGCCTCCCGAAGTGAAATCCGGAGATTTGCCGGGTGTGGCTATTAAACTTATCTATTCACCATCTTTGGAAAAAGCCATAATCGACAGCAAGGAGTTTGACGAATCTATTGATAAGATGAAACGCTTGTTTCTATACGGGTACGGAACCGAGAAGGGACAGCTTACTAAATTCATCAATCTGAATGTCTTTTCTTGGATAGTACCATACGTTCACCAAAACGCCGCTGAATTGGTATCGAACTTGGTACAGCTGGTTGGCGCAGGCATCCTGTCAAAGGAGACGGGTTCGGAAGAGTCCGGGTATGGGAAAAACAATGAATGGGATCGCATCATTCGAGAACACAAGGAGCAGCAACAATCGGACTTGCTATATCAACTGAAAAACAAGAAAAACAAAAGCAAAGAGGAAGGAGAAAATTAATATACTACCCGAAAAGCGAAGCGCGGGAGCAGTTCGGTGCCCCGCGCTTCTAATCCAACACACATATATGTTGATATGAATGCTCGTCATGCCATTTTAGACGCCTTTACTATCGCGTCAAAATGCAAATATTATTTCAAAATCATCCGGGCGCGGTGTGCTGAACATAGGAACGCTTCCTGATATAACCATACGATCTCGCTCGTTTCCAAACTCACGTTTCAACTCATCTATATTCTTCATCAATCTACGTTCGGTGAAGATACATCCGCCTGTTTCTTCCAAAATAAATTCGTTTATCGCTTTCATCAAACCACGCACATAAGGATTGTTCGCATCGAGTACTATTTCTTTTTTCATGCGGCGCATCCTCCTTTCTGTGGAAATATCTTGTGAAGAAAAGCTCTTCCTCTTTCAGTCCATACTGTTATCGTATTAGTCCCCTGCGAGCCGTCCGAGCGAGTGAATATTGTTGTACGGGGCTTGGTGTATCCTTTCTCGCAATATTTTGCCGTTAAAAGCCATTGCCCCGACTGTTTGAACATGATTCCTCTTTCTTTGAGCGTTTTGTGTAGCTGTTCGGCTTCTCGCATGCCCAACTCTTTCGCCATTTGTGTAGATGTGTAGGTGTTTACCGATTGGAGAACATTGTCCACATATTGGACCTTAGGAGCGGACTGCTTGATCTGTTCGTCTTGCAGCTCAATCTGCTTTTGGGCGGCTTGCAGCTGCATCTGATGCTTTTCTATCGTCATTTGAGCAACTTGCAAAGCACGAGCCATAATCAGTTCAGGGGTGTCTTCTTGAGAAGTGGCAAGGTATCCGCCAGATTTACGGATGGATGGTAGTACTTCCTCAAACACCCAGCTTTGGAATTTCTCGGCTTCTTTCTTGCGAGATTGAAAAATACAACGGTAAAGATTGGGCTCATCGATGAAGTTAAGCTCCTGCATTCCGCCTTTTGTAAGGGTCTTAATAGTAGTAACCCCCTTTTCATTTAACCTTGACTTCAAACGCGTTGCTGCTCTAAACCCAAAGCATTCGCAACATCGGCAAGGCAAAACCATATAATACCGTTTACCGCTTGATGGGTGCGCAGCTCCCCGAATTGTGCGCTGGTGAACGTCGTAACGTTCGTTTCCGTAGTTTTCAACATAACTATAAAAATAAGAGGTGTCCGCCTTTCCTGCTGTTGAAACACTACGAGAGTTGTTTGTGCGCCATTACAGCTAACACACAGGGGTACGAACACCAGTATCTAATTTCTTATCCGATGCGACTATACAAAAATAGCCCTCATATATTGAGAGCCTCTTATACATCGCCCTCGTAATGTTTCAACGCTGCAAATATACATCTTTTTTCAATATTCCGGAAATAAATGTGGAAAAATTCGGGCAATAGTTGGAAAGTGTCTATATTTGCTGCATTGTTTCATTTTCTTAAAAACACATTCGTATGAAAAATGTTTTATTTTTATTGGCTATGCTGCCAATAGTTCTATTCACCGCTTGCTCATCGGATGATGATAATGTAGTCAATAGCCCAATAGTCGGAACTTGGACTACTTCGGATGCCTTTGAAACGTCTGAAATTACATTTAAACCTAATGGTTCTGTTACCGACAACAGCACATTAAAACGGAATGGGGCTATGAGGGAGTACGTAGGCTCTTATAGCGTTAACGGCAGTAAACTGACAATTAATTGGGAAAAACGCCGAGATTTTAATTCTGTGTCAAGAGAATGGTCAGGATACACGGAAGATAAAGAAACGGTAGTAATTACTTTTTCTATAAAAGATAACACAATGACTTTCCTTAGCATGGAAGGTGAAGCCGTTGACACTCCCACTTATTACACTAAAAAGTAATGCAATGGTTGGAATGTATATATAATGCGGATATTATACAAAATAACAACAAAAGAGGTTGTCTCAAAATTTGTTTGGGATGAACCTCTTTGCTTTTACTATACATATTCCAATGTAATGAACGAATCAAGCATATCGACTATCTCCGGCGTAACTTCCTGTTATAGGGCTTTCGGGGGTATTTTCGATTAAGCCTCTTTTGAAAGTCATCGTTGATGCTTTCAGTCAGTAGCATTTTAGAGTTTAACACACGTATTTCTCCGGTAAGCTCCATTATGGTTTTAGCCTGTATCGTGTTTTGTTTTGACAGCTCAACATTGGCGATAGCCAGCTTACTGCATTCCGATGCCAGATGATTGAGCTTCTTTGTGCTGATTAATGATAGTCCAAACATATGTCCGATATTAAAGTTCAAATTAAAGTAAATACATCCGAGACGGGGATAGCAAAACATTTGCAATGCCCGTGATATGGCGGCAATTCCGACCATTCCGTGTGAAACCCTACTTCATCATCGCAAATGCTGCAAGGATAAGAGCTACCTCGCATGACAAAGAACCCGGCAACCCCATTGGCTTTCGAATGCAGTTCCAAGTGTTTCATCCAACCTTCCGCCACTGCGTACTCCGTCAAATCGGACAACGCAGTCCAAGAGCTTACGGTACGTCCCGCTCCATATGATTCTTGAATACCAAGCCTTGAAATAATCGGATTCCCCTCTGAAAGAGCTTTCTGTATATGCTCATTAAGCAATGGAGCTTTCACGGACTGCTTGATGGATGAAAGCAACTTCTCCTTTGAAACATTCAACGAAAGCCCTGCGACAACAGCCGCTTCCACCTCTTTTGAGAAACGGTCGGAATATTCCTTTGCCCGTTGTTTAAAGGTTTTCCCGTATGATTCTCGTGTTATGTATGCTACAATCGCATCCCTGTTCTCTTCGTGCGTTGCCACCGCCAATGTACAGGCATAATCCTCGATTGCTTCAAGAAGAGACGCAATAATAGCGTCTACTTCTTCCTGCAATTGTCTGTTTGCCGAAAAACGGAACAGCTTAGGGGAAATGTTATATCGATATGAAACGTCTATAATCTGTTTCGCAGCTTCGGTCAGCACTGCTTGGAGGTTGGCACGCATGGAAAGTTCCGCATCCAACCTCTGCCGCAGATACTCTTTCGCTTCTTCAATCTCCTTGTCAGTCGGCATCTTCATTCTCACCTACCTCTTTAACGGCTTCCTTAAGGCTATTCATGATTCTTTCTTCCTCCAACACCTTTTCATCGTTTTCGGGAGATACGGGATTCTGCAAAGCCCGTAAGCGTTCGGAAAGAGCGGAATAGCTTTTAAAGAACTCTTCTAAAAACGGGACATCCGGCGTTGAGTTGCTGATAAGGTAACAAACCCTTATCCACGCCTCCAAATACTCATGGAACTCTTTTTTGTTAGCCATTTCCCTAATTCGGACGAACATCATGTTGTCATCCCGGAAACGAATACTCCAAAAGCCAGATACGGCTTTAATACCTATCCAGTCGTGCTCACTGCCACTATCCCTTGTAACAATAAAGTTACCCACCTGAATGCCATCCTTTTTTTTACTCATAAGTTTTTTGTTTAAAGTGTTTCAATCTTATTATTTTGTTGTCTTTTTAATTGTTTCATAATCTTCTCCACAGCGTCCAAGTCAAAAACGGTTGTCCTTTTCTCCTTGTGGTACGCCCCCTCCAGCTTCTTCTCCCGGAATAAGCGGCTGACAGTATGAACGCCTACCGAGAGATAATAACTAAGCCCCTCGAGCGTGTAGATATACCGTTTCCCGTCCTTATAAACGGGTTTGGCGATTCTTTGCCTGTAGGTGCCACGCAAATCTTCCCTGCTCTTATAATAGATCTTCTCTATCAAAGCCGAACCATACAAACCATACATCTGACCTTTGGGGGTTCTTTTCTTGCGATACCCGGCTTCCGAAAGGATACGGCCGAACACAGTCATGTTTTCCTCCTTTATGTCATTATCCTTGCACCATTTGGAGTATCTTCGATACAGAACAGCAGAAGACATCCATTTGGGTTCAACGTCGGCGACATCCTCGTAACGGCACATATAGTTCATTTGGTACATGAACTTCATCACGGTGCTGCTTTCCGACTGATATTCGTCCATGACTGTTTCAAGGTCTTTGCTGTCCGTCAGCTTATACCCGTTGGCAATAAAACGGTCACGGCCTTCCAATATCCAGTTGAATATAGCCGGATATTCAGCTTCCAAGTCACGGGAAAGCTCCTTTTTCTGACGGGCTTTGGGTATCTCAACCTCAAAGGGGATGATGCAGATACGCCGTCTCATCCCGTAGCTCCAGTCTTTTAAGTAAGGCATCTGATTAGCGTTCGCCATAAGCAGGGGGATATTGTACGCCGTGAAATTATCACCATAGATAGGACGGGCTTCGGTAGGCTCACCACTGATAAGCGCCTTTAACGCATCACTGTCCTTGCCAAACTCCAACGCCTGTATTTCAGAGCAGTAGTTCAACCGCTTACCGTTAATGAAGGCAATGTTCTTTTTTCTCTCATTGCCGGTAATCAATGCGCCTATGCCGAAGTTACTCACATTCTCCCTACCGAGTATGCCCATTATCGTCTCAAAAATGACGCTCTTGCCATTGGAGCCGGAACCCCGAAGGACAAGCATCGTTTCCATCTTCGCCACACTGCGGTCAACAAAAATGCTCCCAAGAAACTCCTGCAAGACTTTCTGCATAGTCCTGTCCGGCAGAACTTCATCCAAGAACATACTCCAGAGAAATACATGCTCATTCGGATTATAATCATAAGGTACAGATGTGGTCTGCACCCAACGGCGGTCGAAAGGATGTGCACGACGGGCGTTCATGTCAAACACACAGTTATTGAACACCACAATGGCGTTATCGGGCTTTAAAGCCTTACCGGAGACTACACGCTTACAGACTTTCAACACTCCCTCCACACGGGAATAATCGCCGTTAGGAAGGTTGCATTTACGCATCAAGTCATATATCAGATTGCCAAAATCATCCCATGCCATCTCTTCGTATATCCGACCGCTGAAATAATAAGGCGTACCGTTAAACTTGCAAATCGAAGATTTTATAATGGCTGAACGCATCAAATCCTGCACGGCATCTACACGTGCAGCACTCTTGAACTCCTGCAAGGCAGCATCCAGCTTTTCACCTTTCATAAGTCCGAAAACCTCATTCAACAATTTCTTATACTTCTCCGATTCCATTTATTCTTTAAACTTTCCGATCCTCACTTGATTGATATTATCGGCAATCCAGCCAACAAGATAGGCAAGCGGTTCCTGATTCAGAGGATCAGCCTTTGCCCCTATATAATCAAATATATTCATCGCTACATGTAGGCTTTCATGGGAAATGGTGGATACAGTCATGGACTTCTTGCTTTTAAACCGAACAAGAACACCACCTAAATCCCTCTGCTTGTCATAAACACAATCTACAATGGCATCAGCAGTGTCATCCCACTCGCTTACACCTTCAAACCTGTCCGAGAATGTATCGGTACCAACCACAACCCACAACTTACGCGGATATATCAACGGGTCAAACTCGTGTATCTTCATAAAATATATATTCTAAAAGGACAATGCGGTTTGATGATTTTATCCAATCAAACTATTTACGCATACAAATATAATGATTTTCTATATAAGTAGAGTAATTTATCATATAAAGAGAGTTATTTTCTATATAAACATAGAATAAAGGGTTGTTTTGGGCGATTTTTACCACATTTCTTCAACAAAGCATACATTTATCACAAACGAGTGTAAAGTCTTGTTATACAGCATGTAATGACTAAATAACAAGAAAAAAGCGAAGGCAAAGTTACCCTCGAAATGTATAGTTAATGTATGGTATTTACTAAAACTATACATACTTAATTAACTGAAACACAAGTAGATGGAAAAATAGTGTATAGTATGTATAGTTTTCCGTGAAAACTATATTATAATATATACTTTTTTCATACGCAATTTACATATAAACTATACATACTATACATAAAAATTACATCTAATTGATAATGAGAGTGTTAGATATGTATAGTTATAAGATAAACTATACACAAACTATACATTATTAGAAGGAAAACCATACATAGATTGACGGATTTAACAGTTAACGACCGAAGAAAGCCAAAAAGCATCCATTTATTGCTCAAAAAAAAGAAAAAAATAAAAATATCGACCGGGAATGAATGTCTGGGCACCCTACCGGTTAGAGGGGGGTACCCCCTATATTGATTCCCGGAACCGTTTAATGTACAAGAGAAGTTTGGTAACAAAATTACACATTTAAAATCTGAACTTTATATTATACCTATAATATTAAATATCGCTTGATTCACCATCTACAGAGGCTTTGCTCTTTTCTTTTTCTGCTAAAAAAAGACTGCATCTATAACATTGCAATGGTAGATAATAATGTACGGTATCTACTTCTTCTACGTTCTCTTCTTTCTTCATTTGCTGTAAATCTGCTATCTTCATTAACACGTCTGCCCTGTCTTTCCCCCGAAGCAGAGGCAAAGTTTCCTCGAGACCAGCCAGCACAGAGGATTTGTCACGATATTTTACCACCCCCTCTTCTTCTTCTCCCTTTTTCCTTTTCCTTTTTGTTTTTTTTGTTTCTTCTTCTTGTTGTTGTAGTATAAGCATTCCGTTACTTTCGAATGACTTTATAAGCTTGTTGATTCCGGGCTTGTCCTTCGCTAACTGGCATGCTCCCCGTTGCGCTGTTTCTATCTTGGTGGACGTTGGGCGGAATATGATCGCATATGCTTCTCCTCTATTGGCTCCGGCTGCTACGAGCATACAGAAAAACACTTCATTCGGTGTTAGTTGGTAAATCTGTTGTAAATCTGTTATTCTTTTACTGAAAATCATAATACTATAGTTTTTCGTGTTATTGTTTCTTTTTGCGTCTTATTCTGCAAAGTTAGAATAAAGTTCGTTTAAAAGCAATATATTTCGTGTGGTGGCTTGTGTGTGGCTTGTGTATGGTGTTTGTGCGTGTTATTCCTGGCTTGTATTTGCATAAAAATACTTACATTATATTTGTTTATCTGATTGCTTGTTCCCCGTATATATATCACTGATTATTAGCGCGTTATAATATAGTTAATTGATGTGAAATATCGGTGTTTTTCTTGGAAATAAAGGTACAAAAGTTTTGCTATATCTAATATAATTCGTATATTTGTAATACAGAAAAGGAGATAAAGCTTTTCTGGAGCGATCTTTTGATATTGAAAAGAATAACGCCGAAAGTACTGCAATACTCCCGGCGTTAGGTTGAGAACGGAACTTTAGAAGTATCCATCCAAGACAGGACAAAGGTACTTCTATTTTCCCCATCTTCCAAACTTTTCTTATTTAAAAATTCGCTGTGGTATTGAATTATTAAACATTTAAATATTACAGTTATGAAAACGAATGACTTATTAAAAGCTATTGAGAACCTCAAAACCCGTTCACAATGGGATAAGGGCGTAAAAGATTATGCTTATGAAATTGTCGAATACGTATTAAGTGACTACGCTAACATTGATGCGGACGGCGCAAAGGAAATATTATTGAACGGTGCCGATAGTTGGGTACAATACAGCTATGGCGGCTTGTCTCTTATCTATGACAAGGGTATAGCCGAAAGATTATGCACCCCTTCCGAGCTAAAGAAGGCGACACGTAAGGACGGAACCTTGAAAGACATGGCGAACTCCCGCGAAAATTGGATCGAATGTCAGGCGCGTGCGCTGAATCAGGCTTATAACAAAATTATGAATATCTTAAGAGAGGGTAAATAATAGGAGGATATATTATGAAAGATTACAGATTAAAAAACGGATATACAGGTAGAGAAGTAGAAGTAATGAAGGCGCATAACATTTTCGCTCAATTCGTAAAGGTGTCCGACAATGAGTATTACAACCTTAGAAACGTATATAACAATTCCCAGAAGCCTTGCTATAAGATTGTTACAAGGGTTCAGGATGGGAAAAGGTTTAACGTAAACATGAACAACGGGATAGCTTATCATACTACATTGTAATTATATAGCTGCGCTATCGGCTTGACGGGCATAAAAAGAACCAACTTAAAACATACTATTATGGCAACAATTAGAAGTAACGCAGAACAATTATTGAGAGACTCTTACAGACAAGTAAAACAATCTATGCCGTTCATGGAATGGCTGGAACTCGAAAGCGAGAACGATCCATGCTTCTGGATGTGGCTCTTTGACGATGAGAATCTCGAAAGCCCAACTTCGCTAACAGAAGAACACGAAGAATTGTATAAAAAGTTTATTGAAATCTTGGAATGCAATTTATAAATTAAATAATTCATTTTATTTACATTCAGGGGCAAACTCCCCTATTATTTATATCTAAAAAATGTTAGGTTTAATTATTTGGCTGATAGTAATCTTATTGATTTGCTTTAGCGTTCTGGGTGGCTTCTGGCTGCTTCCTGTGTATTTGATTTTTTGCGTACTATTAGGGTTATATATTGGAATTAAATATATGTAGATGATTCTTTCCGGTTGGAACTTTCTCTAATCGGAAAGAGTTTTTCCCACTAAAGCGGCGCTATTCCTGTGTTCTGTGTTATTGTTCTGATTCCTTGATGTGGTGTAAGGTATTGACGGGAATAGCCAATAAAGCAACTGGATAATCTTGCCGGGCTTGTATGTTAAACGTACAGAGACGCGTTGTTATTCAGTCTTGACAAGTATATATCTTTGTTTCCGTTGTTCATTGATGAAGAAAGGAGTACTACAGGAGTCAACAACGTTAACCGAGATACCCGGAGAATCATTATCCGGGAGATGGAGAGCCGGGAAGGCGCACATATATACACGCTAATTGATACGCCGTTTCCCATGCGCATACCTTCACGCATAAACATGAACGAACTATTGAATGAATTATTATGCCCGAACTATTGAGGTTAACCGAACTAAACGAAAAAGCAAACGAACTGTTTTCGGGCGTTTTTTGGCACTTTCATTCTAAAAGCAATCATCGCATCGGTGAGTGGGTAAATAATCGCAAATAAGACCGAATTACAGCCATTTCAAACGAATTATTAAACGAACTATTATAAAACAAGAAAGAGAGGTTTTTATGAAAAGCTTAAAACAATCATTTTTGAAGAAATATCCTAAATATGAAATTATATTAAGGATGTTCGAAGAATCGAACGGATGCCCGGCAACGTGGGGGAACCTTTCAAAAGTCCGATTGCAGAATTTCGTGGACTATATGCTTGAACGGATGGCGCAAAGTTCCGCCCGGCAATATGCGGCAAAATTCAAAGCTGTATTAAACCTGTACAGCGAAGAGGCTGAACTACCCGGAGGGTATATGAAGGTTTTAACCATCAAGGATGAAAAGCCCGTCCCCGTGTGGTTGAATGACGACGAATTAGAAAAACTATCCGCATATATTCCCCTGAACGACAACGAACGAACTGTACAGGCTCAATTCCTGATGGGGCGTATTCCGGAGCGAGGCACTCCGATTATTGCCGATTTACGAAAACAAATATAGTAAACGGTTACATCTCTTATGTGAGCCAGAAGACAAAAACGCACGCTACCGTACCATTGAAGCCGATTGTAGCTGAACTATTGGAGGGAACGCACATTAAGAGTGAATTATCCACCCCTGCTTTCAATAGTATATTGCGAAGAATCTGCAAGGCATCAGGAATCGTTGAGCCTGTGAAAGTTTTCAGGGCTGGGAAAGAAGCGGAGGGCGAGAAGTGGGAATTTGTATCGAGCCATACAGCCCGCAGGAGCTTTGCGTCAAATCTATATTTACGTGGAGCCGATTTGTACAGCATCAGCAAAATGATGGGGCATTCGAGCGTTGAAATGACTGCAAAGAACTATATATGTTGCGGTTTGCGCGAACAATCTGTTGAGGTAATGGAGTATTTCAGGTAGAAATCATTTTGAACGGATTCAGCCTTATTCATTTTTCGCTCGGCTAAAAGTTGTTAAGGTTTCGCTTTCGTTCTTTTCCTGATTTGCCAACGTTAAAAATATATATAGCTTTGTAATTTAATCAAGAAATAATTATTACCATGAAAACTTATGATGTAGTATTTAACGACAGCTTCGATTCAAACTCAAAAAACATTCATGGCACAGAACAGGAATGCCGTGATTGGATTGATAACAACCGCAATGATAAGAGCACCTATTTCGGTGACTACGTAGGCGGTACGGTTTCTATCGTCTGCGAAGAAACAGGCGAGACCGTATACGAAGAAACAATAGAATAAGTATATAGCTGTGCTATGACGGGCATAATTTTAATAACCAATTTAAATATACTATTATGGCAACAATTAGAATTAGAAGTAACGCGGAACAATTATTGAGGGACTCTTACCGTCAGGGAAAGCATGAAATATCTTTCATGGAATGGCTTGAACTCGAAAGCGAGGGTGATCCGGATTTTTGGCGGTGGTTGTTTGACGATGGAAACCTTGATGGAGAATATACGTTAACTGATGAGCATAAAAAAATGTATAAAGAGTTCTTAGAAAATCTATGCGAATAACAAAGAAAGTATTCGATGGGGCGCTTCACATGTGGTTGATGAAGTGCCCCCTGTGCGGAGACATACTTCACTCCGCACCGGAGGAGGACTGGTTGCCAGAGTTTGCCATCTGTCCATGCGACAGAAATGACAAACAATCTGCGTATGAACTATTCGAACGTAACGGCGAGACGTGGATACGGAGAAACAAGTATCCCCGTTTCATCGCCCGTGTGGCGTTCGAGGGCATATCGGATATAGATAATATAAGTATGATAGATGAATGCGATAACGAGAGGGAACTTGCATCAGCAATGCGGAAAGCGGGCGAGTTCCTTGTAAAAAGGAGTAGGAATGAATGA